AGTAGTTGAAAATCCAACAATTGAGTATATTAAAGATTTTATGGAAATGGAAGCTGATAATTTTTCATTCAGATTTTTAAGTGGACTCGAAAAGAAAGATTATCCTGTAAAAATATGGAATGATTTACAGAACGACAAAGAGATTGATATATCAACTTTTAGAATTGGTGACTTTTTTGTGTACGCCACATTCAACTATAATGGCAAACATGCAAGATTGACATTAGGAGATATGTGGCAGCAGAGAAACAATGATTACAAAGATGGGTATTCAAATATTATTATTCATCCCGATGGAACTATTGGAACTAATTGGAGATAAGGAAGCGAGGTGATTTAGAATGAAGATTTTAAGCAATAAGAAATACAACAAACTCATTGAAGATTTTGAGGAATTGCAGAAAAAGGTCGAGGAACTCAAAAGGATAAACGAGAGTCTTGAGAAAAAGCTGGAAGATAAAAAGACAAGTTGCAAATTGAACAATGGTAAGGATTTCTGCTTTAAATGTGAAAACTCTTACAGATACAAGACGTATTGGGGAACAACAGAAATTGAGCAGTGCGGTTGCTTGCTTAATGTGTCTTGTGAAAATTTTAAGAGAAAAGAAAGCGAGTGATTCAGAGTGAGTAAGGAGTTGACAAAATGGCAAGAGATAAAGGATTTGAACAGCGTATGCAGGGCATGGTCTACGCTTGCAGACTTGCCCAGGAGCAGGGTGTAGATGCACTTGTAAAGACCGTAAAACAAAGAGGTGTGACGAAAGTAGACATAACTGCATCCGATAAACAACTAGCTGATATGTGGGGCGCACTGTCTGATAATATCGATCAGAACCTGATTACTACGGCTGTATGGGTTTTACATGATGCTTTTGGATTTGGACAAAAGAGGTTACAGCAGTTTATGGCAGAATTTGACAAGGCTACAGCTAATCTTATGAGACTTGACTACATGGGTGAACATTATGTGACACTGGAAGATTATGCGGTTGAGTTAAATCAGAAGTATAACTTGGGGCTGGACGTAATCAAGGCAACACTTGCAACGGATATGGCAGATAAACAAGATGCAAGAGCCGGAAATGTGGACAAGGTAACAGGTATCATTAATGTGCTTAGACTGGTAGGACATGAAGATGCGGCGGCGTATTTGGAGAGTAAGAAAGGAGCGTGAGTGAATGACGGAGAATGAAGCAATTGAAGCAATGCAGTTTGATTTTAAAATAGGCGGTGAAATACATTCTCAGGTATTGCGTGATGCTGCTGATGTTGCAATACAGGCACTTGAAACAGTACAGAAATACAAAGACCTTGAATCCGAACTATCTAAACGCAATCTGACAATCGACCATATTAGGGAATATATACAGTTTGAGGATGAATGCGTGGAGATGGGATTTACTTTCGATTCCTTGCTGGAAGCAAGGGGTAAACAGATAAAAAAGAAACCAGTAGTAGAAGAAAACGAGATGTTTCACACAAAATATTATCGTTGTCCGATTTGCGGTGGAAATTTAAAAATCTGTGATTTTCTGTTTAACTATTGTAGAATGTGCGGTCAAAAAATCGACTGGAAGGGAATTAAAAATGAGTGATGCATGGAAAGCTGTACTGACGGTGATTGTATTGATTGTGGCAATGGTGATTGAGAGCAGATGCGATAGTGAGTATTGAAGAATGAATAAGAATTTTGGGGAGAATGCTCATGGAGAATAACATAGTATCATTTGATATTGTTAGAATTAATCGTGCTAAAGATAAAATTTGCAAATGCAATCCAGCACATTATGAAGTAGATACTACGAACCGGATAGTTACTTGCCAAGATTGCGGAGCTATCGTGAACGCATTTGATGCGCTTGTATCCTTGGCAGGAAGGTATGAAGAGATTGAGAAAACGCAACAACGAATGTTATCTAAGGCACAGAGTTATGCTAAGTTGGCAGACGAGGAATTTCAAAGAATGAGAAGGAATAAAGTCTTTAGGGATATGGAAAGTAAGTATCGTAATGGTTTGTTTCCAATGTGCCCCAAGTGCATGCAAGCGTTTGATCCTGTACATATACAGGGTTGGACAAGAGGGAATTAGAGGATTCGTTATAGAATAAGGATTTTAGGAGGAAAAAAATAAATCATGGAAATGTACAGAGATGGAATTGAAATTTGTATCTTACCAAAGACCGCTAAATGTTGTGCAGATGATGATGAACGAAGCCCACTTGATATAAACAGATGTCCAATGGGAGAAAGTTACTGTTCTGGAGATTGTGACTATTACACAGAATAAGGATTTAGGAGGTAGAGATGAGTAAACGACCGGAAATTACAAAGGAACTATCCATGTCATTGGAAAAATACATAAATCCTAAAAATGACACAAGAATTTATATGGCTAAAGAAGTCACATTTGATTATGCCACAGGACATGCAATCAGAGTGGACTATATGAAATTTAAGCCTGTTAATAACACAGTTTCCGGAATTGAAAAAGGGGATTTCTATTGTTATGAAGTAAAATCTTCTATTGAAGACTTCAATTCAGGACACGGCTTGAACTTTATAGGCGATTACAATTATCTTGTGATGCCAGAAGAAGTTTATACGGCGGTTTCAAATAAAATCCCTCACTTTGTAGGGGTACTTGTTCCAACAGAAAGCAGTTGGCGTAATAACTGGAGAGAATTGACAGTAATTAAGAAGGCAAAACGCAGAGACAGAGAAAAATCATTATCAGAAATGCTTTTTATGATGTTCCGTTCTGCGTCGAGAGACAGATATAAAGTATCTTAAACTGAGATTTAGGAAATAATTTTATGGAATCAGAAAAACAGGATATTAATTGCAAAAAGTGCGGAAAATACATTTTGACAGAGCAGAGAGGTCAGGACGGAAAAATAAGTTGCATTAAAGGCAGTTATCAAAATGGCGTTTATTATGGTATTGAGGATGCATTTTACTGTAATGAATGCGCAAAAAGCAAATAGGAGAGGAGGAAAAGAGTCTTGCGTTTTTCAGAGTTTACAAGACCAGAACTTGAAAGCATCACTGAAAACGCAAATTTTACAGAAGAAGAGCTGTTAGTGTTTAAAATGTTGACAAAAGGAAAGACTATTACAGAAATAGCACAAAAGACAAATGCGTGTAATCGCACAGTTAGCCGAAGAATTGAAAAAATAAAATCAAAAATAAATAGAATCGGAGGTTTGTCTATATGACAGTTGTGCTTACACAGAATGGAAAAGAAATTAATCCAGAAGATGTAGTTTTGCCGTCAGAAGTGCTAAAGCTGATTGCAGAGTTGATTAATTGACGAAAAATTGATAATAGTGTAGAATGCGTCATGTAGTGAATATGGCGCATTCTTTTATATCTGATGGAGGAACGAGAATGGAATGTGTCGCATATATGCGTGTTTCCACGGAGAAACAGGCAGAAGAGGGAAACGGATTAGACAGCCAAAGGAGAGATATTGAAAACTATTGCAGAAAAAATGAACTGGTAATTACAGATTGGTACATTGATGATGGGTATACAGGCGCAAATATGGACAGACCAGAATTGCAAAGGCTTGTATCAGACTGTGATCGTAAGCGTGTAGGCTATGTTGTTGCTTTCAAACTGGACAGAATATCACGTAGCATGGTAGACGGTATTTATCTAATTGAAAGAGTATTCCTTAAAAATAATGTGGAGTTTAAGTGTGTACATGACAGTATCAGCTATGATAATCCTATGGAGCAGGCTTATACACAGATGATGGCAGTATTCGCACAACTGGACAAGAATACAATGCTGTTGCGTATGCGTGGTGGAATGTTGGAGCGTGTCAAACAAGGCTACTGGATGGGCGGTGGAAATCTTCCATACTGCTATACATACAGCAAAGATACAGGAACACTTATACCAATTCCAGAACGCAAGGAACAGGCAAACAAAGCAATGGATTTATTCTTGCAAGGATATTCAGACGTAAAAATCCGTGATATGTTAGGATTTAAAAGCGAATTTGTTGTGAAGCAAGTACTCACAAGCCCTGTAAACATTGGAATGATACCGTATAAGGGGAATATCTATCAGGGATTGCATGAACCTATATTTAATAAGGAAGTGTTTGAAAAAGCCCAACAATTCAGAGCAATAAGGAAAAACAAAAGGGCAAGTTGCCATAACATCCAAACTAACTTATTGACAGGTTTATGCTATTGTGGAATCTGTGGATGCGCTATGAGGTATCAGAAATGGACGCATGGAAAGCATAAGATTTACTGTTGTTCCAGGAATAAGGACTTGCATTATCTTCCTAACCACAATCCAAATTGTAATAATACTTTGGAATGGGCTTCAGATATTGAAAAAGCTGTAGAGAACGAAATACTTTTAATATCTGCCAATATATCAGACTATAAGCCAAGAGTAAAAGAATCTAAATTGGAAATATTGCAAGGGCAACTAGAAAAAGAGCAGACTAAGCGTAAAAGGCTATATAACCTGTATGCAGAGGGCAATGATGATGTTATCAGCATGATTAAAGAAATTGAGAAAGTAATAGAAGATATCCGTAAACAGATCAAGGAAGAATCTGCAATAGAAACAAATAAAACTAGACAAAATGTATTTAAGAACATAAAAAATCTTGCCGACATTTGGGAAGATATCGACAAGAAACAAAAAAATATGTTACTAAAAAGTATAATTGAAAAAATCGTAATTAGCAATGGAAATATTGAGATAAAATTGAAAGATTTTTAGCACTACAATAATGCTATCCAATGGTATATATTTACTGCTAATATAGATATATTAATTTAGCAGTAAAATAGCGCCATACCTATGGCATGGGGTTAGTGCTAATGCGCATATTTACTACACTTTAGAGTCACTATAATGGCATTTATTTGTCACTTATAGTGGCTTTTTTTATTTTATGCTTATTACAAAGGGAGGAATAACCCATGAATATTGAAACGGACGAAATCATAGAAAAGTTATGTGCTAGGGAAGATGTACAGGCGATACCGACAATCTACCAAGTAGCCATGACCCATGCGATACAGGAAGTATTAAAAGATGTTAATGAGAATATGCAATCAGCAGGAACAGATTATTAAATACCTATCTTATGATGATACGAACATATTATATGAGACTGAAAAGCTGAAAAAGGAGAACCAATATGCAACCGTATGTGAATCCATATTACCTACAGCAGAACCAGCAGGTCTATCCGCAGTATTATAACCCACTGGCACAGGTGCAAAACAGATCAATAGATTATCAGCAAAATATACCAAACAATTACCAGCAGAATCAGATTGTGCAGGGAATTAACGGAAAAATAATTGCGGAGCTGAGTCAGATAACAGCAAATGATGTACCTATGGACGGTAGTGTTGCATTTTTTCCAAAGCAAGACTTGTCAGAAGTATATGCCAAGAGCTGGAATGCAGACGGTACAATCCGCACAGTTACTTATAAGCCTGTTTTGGATAACGATCCTAAGACAGCATCCGAACCAGAAAAAATTAAGTGTGACCTATCGGAAGAATCCGCACAGAATATTATGAACAAATTTGATGAAATATCTGACAGGCTGGGGCAGTTAGAAAAATCTTTGCAATCCCAAAGAAAAACTTCACAGACGCAAAGAAAGGATGATTAAGTATGTTTAATCCAATGCAGTTAATGCAGATGATGAAAAGTGGAAACCCACAGCAGATGGTACAACAGCTTATGGGGAACAGCCAGTTAATGCAGAATCCAATAGCCAAGAATGCTATGCAGATGGCACAGAACGGAGACACCAAGGGCATTGAACAGATGGCTAGGAATCTGTGCAAAGAAAAGGGATTGAATCCTGATGAAGCAATGAACCAAATTAAAAGACAGTTTCACTTATAAAAGCTAATTCTTGCAAGATTAGAAATAAATTTAATGGAGGTAAAAAGTATGTTTTCAAACAATTGTGCATCCGTTCCATTAGTCGCGAATATTGACGGAAACGGAAATAACAACGGATGGGGCGCAGAAGGCTCATGGTTATGGTTCATTATCGTTATCTTCGCTATCTTCGGATGGGGTGGATTCGGTAACGGATTTGGAGGAAACGGAATGAATGGCGGTGTCGGAAGCGAAATTCAGCGCGGATTTGATAATCAGGCGGTTGTGTCAAAGCTTGATAGCATTACAAACGGACTTTGTGACGGATTTTATGCAGTGCAAAACGGCATGAATGGCATCAACACAAACATTTTGCAGACCGGATTCGGCATTCAGCAGGCTATTAACGCTGATACGGTCGCTAATATGCAGAATACCAATGCTTTGCAGGCACAGCTTGCTAACTGTTGCTGTGAAACAAGAGAAGCTATCCAAGGCGTAAACTACAACATGGCAACTAACACTTGCGCATTGCAGAACACCATGAACAGCAACACAAGAGACATTATCGACAGTCAGAACGCAGGAACACGCGCTATTCTTGATTATCTCTGCAATGAGAAGATCTCTAGCTTACAGGCAGAAAATAGCGACCTTCGTAGAGCGGCTTCACAGGATCGTCAGAGTGCACTGCTTACAACTCAGATGGCGGCACAGACACAGCAGATTATCAATGCAGTAAATCCGTCTGCTATCCCGGCATATGTTGTACCTAACCCAAATGCTTATGCATATGGATGCGGATGCAACACAGGTTGTAACTGCTAAAACTAAATAATTGAGTATCTTAATTGAGTTTAACTCGATCATGTCTGCTATGCAGTATTACTTATAACCAAAGGGCAGACTGTAATGTTTGCCCTTATTTTTATGAAAGAGAGGTAAAAATTATGGAAATTACAGCAATTGCATTACAAACCGTTGCCGCTGGAGAAGATGTGGCATTTACAGAAACGGCAGTAAATGGAACAAAATGTATCTTACACAGACAGGGAAGCGGAATTATCAAGCTAAGAGGTATCACTAATCAGTGTAAGGCTAGATTTTTGGTATCGTATTCCGGTAACATTCAGATTCCGACAGGTGGCACAGTTGGAGAGATTTCACTTGCAATCGCAGTTGACGGAGAGCCTTTGCAGTCAACAAAGATGATCGTAACGCCAGCCGCAGTTGAGAATTTCTTTAACGTATCAGCACAGGCATATGTTGATGTGCCTTGCGGTTGTTGCAGTACCGTAGCCGTGCAGAATACGTCCACGCAGGCTATCGAGGTGCAGAACAGTAACTTAATCGCAACAAGGGAAGCATAAGGGGGCGTATATTATGGATATCAAGAGAATGCATGATATGATCGAAAAACTGTCTGAATGTGCAAAGTCCGAATTTGACAAAGGCATTGAGAACGTGAATACGGATGAGATGGGAAAAGTAACAGATATGCTTAAAGACCTTGCGGAAGCCATGTATTACCGTACATTGACAAACATCATGGAAGAATCTGACGTAGAAGATGTGCTGGGAATGCTTGACCGCAGATTTTATGACGATTACCGTTATAAGACTACTGGCAGATATGCTCCAAAAGGCAGAGGTACGTATGTAGGCAGACGTGGTTATGAAGAACCACCATATATGCATATGATGAACAGGGAAGATTTACAAGACTGGGATTCCATGTCTGAACGTGAGCGTATGCGTGACCTTGATAGGGCATCAAGAGGACGTATGTACTATACCGAGACAGAACCCATGCACAAAGACGGTAGCATGAGAGACAGCAGAGAGGGCAGGGCTGGCATGATGCGTAAAGGCTACATGGAAACAAAGGAAATGCACAAGGGAACTACCCCGCAGGACAAAGAAGCCAATATGCACAGCTTGGAAAGCTATCTGAAAGAATTATCTGAGGATTTGACAGGGTTACTGGCAGATATGACACCAGAAGAACGGCAAATGGCAAAGACAAAGATTACCACACTTGCGGCTAAGATGTAAGGAAATAGGCTAGGGCTAATAACTCTAGCCTTTTTAGTTAGGAGTATGCTATGTATTTTACGGTAAACGGTCAGACATGGAAATTATTATTCGTAGGTGTAAATGATGTAGAATTACAGCGCAGTAACGGTACTATGAGCCTTGCTGTGACAGATAACAACGATAAGACAGTGTACGTCAACAGGAATGTGCATGGAGCTATGCTAGATAAGGTATTGTGCCATGAATTATGCCATGTATTTTCCTTTGAAAATGACTTGCATATGCCGATTGAAACAGAGGAAATAGTTGCCGATTTTCTAGCCACATATGGGCGTGATGTGTTTGCTGTAGCTGATGATATTTTGAATAGATTTACATTTGTGGATAATAATACAGTTATCCACTATAAAGCCACTTAAATGTGCCAAAATATGCACATAAAAGGACACCTGTACGCCTAGAGCAATTGTATTATTTATTGTATAATACAGATATGGAAAGGCGGTGATAACATGAAGAAAATCGGAGCTGGAGAAATTACAGTAACAAGTTTCAGAACTGATGAGGAAACAAGAAACATTATTAACAGCTACTGTAAAAAACACAATATGCAAAAAGGAGCAGTAATCAGAAAAGCATTAAGATTTCTGGCAGAAAATGAAAAAGAGTAATCGGCTTGATTGACAGTCGGATCGATTACTCTTAACCAAACCCAAAAGGGATTTGTTATTTGTATTGTATCATTTCTTTTTTGGGTTTTCAACTAAATAAGGAGAAAACAGTATGAATAATATTCAAAACATGGACATGAGGACACCCATTGAGATTGCACTTGATATTGATGAACAGGGAATGACTACAGCAAAGAAATTATATGCATTTTTGGAGCTTAACCCAAGTAATTATTCCAAGTGGTGTAAAACAAACATTATCGAAAATGAGTTTGCTACTGAAAACGAGGATTATTGGGCGTTCGTACTCAATGACGAACGCAATTTCAATCCTAATCCTACTACTGATTATCGCTTAACGTCTCATTTTGCTAAGAAGCTATCTGTAAGAGGAAACAGTGAGAAAGCAGAACAGGCAAGAGAATATTTTACCACGGTAGAAGAACGTGTAAAACAGTCTGCAATTGACAGGACACAATTATCACCACAGTTACAATCCTTATTTGCTCTGATTGAAACACAGGCAAGACAGGAAATAGAGCAGAAGCGACAGGCAGAACAGATAGCAAAGGTTGAGCAGACAGTTGATAACATGAAAGAGATATTTGCACAACCTATCGGAGACTGGAAAACTGAAATTAATTCAAGGGTTAGGGAAATATCAATCAAAAGTGGTATCGAATACCAAACATTATATAGCCAGCTATACGGAGAACTGGAAACCACGGCACATTGCAGTCTGAAAAGATTGCAGGATAATAAACAGGCACGTATGGAAAAGGCTGGTAATACAAAAACAGCCATCAAGAATGAAACAACAAAGATAGCAATTATCTTTGAAAAGCCACAACTTAAAGCAATATTTGAGAGCATAGTCAAAAAATACGCCATGAGTTATTGTGCATAATAATAGACCGCCACAGGATAACACCTTGGCGGTTTTTTGCGTACTAATGCAATTTAAGATTGATTTTTGCAAAGAAATTTCAAATTTCCACAGAAAAATGTTGAAAAAAGATGTGTACCTAAAAATCTCTATGAGAAAAAAATATTCTGAAACAAATTTGACCGCCCCTGGGGTGCTTTTCTTACTGGGATTTTCAGAACGGTTTTGAAGCAAAATTTTGTTCGGATTTTCCGCAACATTCGGAAAAATTTTGATGCCCCCCTGGGGTGGTTTTTTGACTGGAAAAACCATTTTGAAAACGCGCGCAGATTTATGGGCGATATCGTGCGGATTGTACGTAGAAAATAAATGCAAAACTTTACAATGCTAAAGTGCGTGTATCGGGTAGCTGCAGATCATAGGTACATAACGGATATACCAATATAACGCACTGTAAGCCACTGTAAGGCAGTTTAAAGCCAACAGGGTACACTTGTAGCACGTATATAGTTATAAACACTCTACGCCTGTTTTATGCTCTTGTCAAGGTACGGTTACTGCATACGGCTAAATGGACGGATAACGCACACATAGCCCTGTACAGTAACATGGTACTGGAAAAAGAGCGGAACAAGTCCACTCTAAAAAATATAATCTAATATTGGATAATCACATATAAGTCTGTTTTTATCAAATCCTCTAAAATAATTAAAATCGTTAGTGCTTAGATTACAACTGTCTTTTTGCATCAGCGAATATTCGTATGTGCTGCATTCTCTATATCCAGAACCAAAACGACCAAATTTGACCGCCTGTGCTGTATCTGGAGTGTATACATACGCTTTAAATTCCACCCATGTTATGCGACTAGTAACATCTTTTGTAAGCATAACGGATATGCGATCTTTTAAAAATAAAGGCGCATAAATGGATTTTATTTCTTGCGGAGCAACACGATCAACGATAAATTCATCGTAATTTTCCGCGTTGTAATCATTTTTGCAAAACTCTACATGCCTTGCGTTTATTTCTTCCCGGATTTCTAGCAAAATTAGTCCGTACATTACTAAGCAATTCCGATTTTTAGGCTTAAATAAGTAAACAACATTAGTCGGATTATTTGCTCTTCTTCCGTCATCCCAGTTATTATTTTTGCACTCGTCCATAGATAGAATACCTTTTTTTAGTATAGATTCTAAATCTTTTATATCCACGTTTTTATAATACATATTAACCACCTCTTAAAAAAATTATATAATAATAGCCTAGTTAATTCTAGGATATGTTTTAAAAAGCAAGTCGGGGAATCGAACCCCGATAGACCACCACGGCTTACGTAGAATGTACATATACTTTTATAAATTCCCTGTTTTTGCTCCACATATAGTTTTTAACTATTAAATTATCAAGCTCATTTGTCTTTTTGCTCCCGTAATCAGGGCAAATCAATTTATTTTTTCCACCGTAAATTTTCCAGCTAACAAACATTGTATTGTTGTTGGCTCCCATGTATAAATCATATAATGTCATAATCAACCATCCTTTCATTGTGCGCCCTGTCTCATCAGTGCAGGTGGGGCAGTTTCTGCAGACCGCCAGAAATGGCGGTTTCGACTATTTTTTCATTGCGCAACCTGTCCATGTTTGGCAAGTTGTGCCTTTACAATCTGTGCCGAGCTTTTTACAAGTAAGGCACATTGGATTTAATTGTTCCAACCTTGCGTACTCTTCACACTCCTTAGAGTACGGACAGCTTGTACAATCGCTGTCATATTTTCCACACTGCTCTGTAAGCAGTGTTTCAAGCTCCTTCCTTCTATCTTCCATGGTGTTTTCCTCCTTATTTACATTCATATTTTTCTAAAAATTGCTCTGGATTGCATTTAAAAATGCTATCCAAAACTAAATCTATATTATTAAGCGTGCAAGATACGGCACCTGAACCGCCATTTGCAAAATATACATATCCATTTGAAAAAAAACAATACTTTTTCAAAATACGGATATTTTATGTTCTCTCGTTTAAATCCGTAGGTCTTTCCACCTATTAGATTTTTGTAAATCTCCTGTAACCTCATGATGTCAACACCACATTCATTTAAAATATCGCAGAGAAGCTCTATATTTTCTCCATGTTCTTCATCCATTAAATAGCCATATTCATCAAAAACTTGTTCTATCATTTTGCTACCTCCTTGTTTTGTTGTTGAGATAACTATATCACTTTAAAAAGAAATAGTCAATACTTTTTATAACTTTTTTAAGAAATATTTTTATTGATTTTTTTGTTATGCTGTAATACAATGTTATTAATATAATAAAGGAGGATATTTAAAAATATGTTACGATATAAAATAAATGTAGCTGATGCACTGGAACGTCGCGGATTTAACACGTATAAAGCCAAAACAACTAAGATTCTTAGTCAAGACACGCTTAAAAAGATAAAAAATGAAGATACTAATATATCTTTGGAGAGCGTAAACAGGATTTGCATGATTTTAGATATGCAACCAAAAGACCTTATTGAATATGTAGAGAGTGAAGCAGAAAAAAATAAATTTAAAATTCTTTAAAATATCACTTGCAAAAGAAACAACTGTATGCTATATTGTAGTCAAGGAACAGAAAACAAACAAAGAGAGGAGACGGAAACTATGACAATAAAAGGCAAATATAAAACAGCAATGGGTCAAATACTGACCCAAGAAGCATACGACCGTTGGGAGTCTGAGTTCTCCAAGGTCGGAGAATTTGAGTTGAAATAGAGAGGAGAATGAAACATGAAGAAATATGTAATCGATTTAGACAAGAGTACAAAAAAAGAAAGTAAGACAACTACAAAAGTATATGCTTTTGTAAGTTCTGGTAACATTTATTCAGAGCCTATTAACTTTTCTGACAAAAAATATCCAGAATACAACGTATTTGCTGAATTTAAAATTACTCATGCCCAGTGGATGACAGGAACATGGGAAGAAAACTTAAATTATTTCTACAGCAAATGTTTAGAGTTGCTTGAAGATGAAGAACTGATAGAAGAAAATCCAGCCGGATTCAAATTTTTAAAAGACGGATGCATGGAATAGAAAAAGGTACAGAATAGTCTGTACCAATTCCTAAAAAAATATTATTTCAATCCAACGTTACCCCATTGATGGTAACGACTACACATAACATCATGGTTTATGTGCAACAGATAAACTGTGCTTATAGCATAGCATATTATTTAAAAAGAGTCAATAAAAAACAGGGGGGGATAACAGTGATAGAGTTGTACGGAAACTACTATAAGTTATTTAAAGGGCATGGAACAACGCCCCAGAAAATAACAGTAGTTGCGATAGATGGCTATGATGTTACATATATCATGGGGCATTATAGCAAAGATGAGCTTTTGAGCCGTGGCGATACGGTAGATGAAGCAATAAGAAACATGTGTCTTGTTAAAAACAAGTGCAATTTAAGCAAAATCCTTACGCAAGCCACAAAAAAGCAAATAGAAACTTTGCGCAAGGATGAGAAGAGAATAAAAAGAATGATTGAGAAAATGGACAGAGAAAAACAGGAGGGATTAAAATGAATGAAGTAGTAAAGAGAGCAATGGAAATTATTAAAAACAGCGAGTGGGATACGATTATCCCAGAGTTGGAAATCGGAGAAGAGGTCGAAATGAACGATCTTTGGGACGGAAACGGTGAAGTACCGGAAGAGTCCTATAGTTACCAGTTGGACGACAACAACTGGATAGATTACAGATTTAAAGTAATTGAAAAAGCGGAAAATCCGCTTGATACAAAGATAAAAATACTAGCTATAGAGCTAGTATAGTATAAAGAATAAAAGGCTACTGCAATGGTAGCCTTTTTGTGATTAAGGAGAGGATAAAAATGATACAGCAAGCAATAGACATGATCGGGTCAGATAAACTGGAAGAATTGGCTTTATCTTGGCATAAGCCAATAGTAGGTAATTATGTAATAGTCAATCCAGATAAAACCTATATTGTAATAGACGAGCGGAGAATGAAATTTAACAGAAAGTATCGTAGCATGGACTACTACAGCGGTTTAGTGACCATGAATAAACCTGTAGCAAGCAAACTAATTACAAGTAATAATATTTATACATTCTTTTGCAAAAACACGCAAAAATTAACTATGGAAGACATTTATAATTATTATGATGCATTAGAGCTACCAGAGTATAAAGAGTGGTACAGGGATTTTGTAAGAGAGAATATAAAAGCATTTGGGGCAGAATACAAGGGACTTGTAAAGATATTCTTTCCAGGTTCATTAGAGGAATACAGAACAGCAGGTCTTGCTAATTGGTACGATAAGAGCATAAGCAAAACCAAATACAGCAAAGGACCAGACGTAGGAGTACCGATTGGGTACAGCATAAACCCTAAAAAACCTTACATGACCAGCCAACGTAATATATATCTGGTTAGTCGGGAACAAGGCGTGCAAATTAAAATTTTTTACGACATCTTAAAAGGCATGTATAGACATGGATATAATACGCTGTATCTTTGGGACAATAACGTATTACCTGTTAAAAATGGAGATATGCCAGACGTAACGATCACAGGCGGTATAATGTTTGCATTTAAGTTGGACGATAAAGGACAAGTACAGATTATAGACATGGACACGATCCCAAGATACGACCCACATATTTAACAAATTATAAGAGCATCCGACAGGATGCTTTTTGTTTGCATTATACAATAACATGAGATATAATAGTTATATATAACATGCATATATAGTATGCGATATCTCTTGTTATATCGCAAGAAAGAGAGGGAAGCATGAAAGATTACCAGAAAAGAGCAAACGACAACTATCGTGCAAAATTTGATATAGTGCAAATTAGATTAGCAAAAGGCACTAAAGAGCAAATAATTAATAAGACAGGTAAATCTATAAACCAGTATATACAAGATTTAATAGATAAAGATTTACATAATAATTTTGATTTACCAAATACATCAGAATACCGTCCAAACGTCACAGAATCGCCTAGGACGAATGAAAATGAATTTGACGGTAAAATTATCGACAACAATATTAAAATTGATTTTAGGGCATTTAAGAAGCATATAGCGACAGAACAGGAAGAGACGGACAACCGTATGCGGTTATTGAAGCTACAGGAAGAGATAAACGCAAGGAAGACATGCATCATTAAGCCTGTAGAGCAAGAGCCAACTCTGACCGACATACAACTACCAGATAAACCACCGTTTTAAACCTATAAATGTTTCCATAATTTAACCGTTGTTTCCATTTTGTATACATTTTGTATACGTAGGTTAGTATAGGTTAGGTAAGGTTAGTATAGGTTATATATCGCGTATACGCGCGAGACAACAAAAATTTTCCTTTTGTGGACAAAACAGTTTTAAATTTTGGATTTAAAGACAGATTTTTCTCATCGGTTTAAATTTCCATTTGCAAATATATCTAACCGTTTACACACTGGATAATTTTTTTAAAAATCTATTGCATTTTTACGTAAACTGCTTTATTATATTTATAAGCTCATTAGAGAGCTATACACGATTAAGATTTACAGGACAGCTTATAATAGCTGTTTTATACTCAAGAAAAGCCTTTTAAGGCAAATATGTTTTACTTATGCTGTATTTATAATATACAGTGTTTGTATTCCTATTTGGTTTAAAGGGCTTTTTTGTTTTTCTAGGAGGTGTAAAAACATGGCAGATATTAAAGCTATAGACCAATCTAACTGTATAAGCATCGTTAAAGATATTATAGCCAAATATTGCGCAGCCAACGATCTGGACGAGCACGACATACCCCCACAGATATGGAACGATATCATAGATGAGGTTTACATAAATGTCTTTAAGGATAATACTATACTGCTTAAAGATATACCTAGTCCATATAATCAATATAATCAGGATAAGGTATTATATATATATAATTATATATACAAGAGGATATGTAATAATCATTGTCAAGAGGTTACATTAAAGGGATTTATAGATATGACAGGGATAGATAAGCAGACTATTTATAACTGGAAATCAAGTAAAGACAGATTCGACTTGCACGAAAAAATTATGGACGATAATGAGCAATCGTTAGAAGCTATGTTACATGACAAGCGTATAAATCCCATGAAAGTACTACCGTCACTTAATAAAAAACATGGATGGAATCTACCTGGTGTCAGCAGAGAAAAGGCATCTGATACAGCTCTACCAGCTTCGAAACTGCCGTTATTTGGTGCAATTAATGGCACTATTGGACAAATACAGGGCAACAATGCAGTACTGGAAGATAATGAAAACAGCTAGAATGCAGTATTTATAAGGGTTTCAAGGTTTTATCAATGATATTAAAGAGTACGGAAAATTAATATTTTGCGAATAGTTAACGTATGTTCGATTAATAGCATGGATCTGGCAGACAGGGGGAGGGGGTCGGAAGAACGGACGAGACAGCCCCTACTGAGTCACCCAAGCCACCCGATAAACAAAAAGCCCTTATCCAACACGCAGATATTAATTATCCAGACACCCTATTTCTAAAAATTTTTCAAAAATAAAAAAGGAGTCAATATGTTCACAGGAATTATTCTTATATGGATTTTGATTAAGTTACAGGCACCAACATGGTTATTCTGGTTAGCAGGCGTGAAAATGACATGTTCAGTTTTGGAAATACTTATGTTTGTTTACAAAACAGGTAAGGAGTCATAGCCATGTTAATCTTCGGCAAGCAAATCACAGACGAGTGTTCCAGATGCGGTCAAGTCTTAGAATGCGAATTGTTCAGGCAGGGGCACGGCATTAAATGCGATCGAAAGAACATATCAAAGATGCTGGAATGCCAGTTTGAACACAGGGAGAAAAGAGAAAATGAGGAAAAATAACTTTCTTACAAAATTAAAAATTGCATCACGGTATCTGTTTGACAGAAATCATAGTTCGCTGGTAATGACCTGTGAAAATTGTGGCGACGCATTAATCAGACCAATATCAAAGGGAACAGCAAAACCGTGGATTGATAATGCGATATATGCTGATATGACATGGACACAGTTTGTACAATGCGAAAAGTGTGGTGCTGTATGCAGGGAAGTCCAATTATGGAACTATGCAGGAGATTATACGAAATTAGGTGGTGCTTTATGGACAATGGATTTGAAATGACTAGCTTTACAAGTGGAAATTCGGACAATACAAAAGAAGCAGTACACGGACTTGATATTTTTACTAAAAACTGGTGTATGAACTGTGAAGAAACTAAAAAACAAAACGATTTAGTGTTTAGATGCTCTGAATGCCAATTTAAGACAGAAGATGGTAAATGCTTAGTGAAAGTATTTGCTAATAGTCATAAGCATGATTATCCGTTAAAAGATTTTGGAAGCATGGAGGGAACATTAAACATGGCAGAAGGGTAAACTTGTTATGTATCGGTTAGAAAGAAAAGATTTTTGCATTTTCAAAAATGAAATAGTGATTATACCTACAATTCGGATTTTTATAGATAACATGGTATACACGGATAAGAATTTTTCGATAGAATTTCATTTTTTGATAATTCATACAAGACTACTTTTTGCAAAACAAGGTTAGGTAACGTACTCAAACGGTTATGTAGGTTCGACTCCTGCCGTTACCGTTGTCATGTTTTTAGCATTTTGGACAGGACGTACACACTATTTACCTTTTCTTCCGAGATAGGTACACCAGTTAGGACTACTGTTAAGGGCGGTGAGAGACCGTCCGACTGGTATCGGTCGAGTGAAATCCCACAACACTTGACCACTTGGTGAAACCCCGAACCATAGCTTACGCAGATATGACCGTTACAGTCGGATTCCCCTTTACTTAATAATTCTTAGTGGCAATAGCTTAAATAGTTACTACGCAGGTGGTAGATGTGTGGCGGAATGGGTAAACGCAAGTAAAGAAACTGATTGATAGCATGTTTGCCAAGTAATAAGCGGAGATTGTCCGTAATTAGCAACAAGCAGCTTTCAGAAATCAATTATGTGAGGTTCAAATCCTCACCACATCAATTCCTTATCTCCACTTAGTCGGGTGCTACTGCAATAGTTCCGGTCGATGGGAGACTTATGGATGGTAGCGGTATCATTGGAAACAGCAAACCCTTCCGTGATTAGAAATTGCAGATTTGAAAGCGGTTGGCATGGTTTTGGCTGACAGGGTTCGATTCCCTGTGCTGCTATCGGTAATTCAAGTAATTGCCGTATCTGCTAAGAGATACCAAGAGTTTGCTTTGAGGTATCTTAAAAAAACTACACTTGCGGAGATAAGCGACACTGTGACAGCAATAGCCAGTGGGTAGCAAGTGGCACTTTGGAAGTTTGCGCTGGTGCATCAGCGTAGCAGTTTATGAGAAGTGCAGAGAATTGTTAATATCATTTCAGTTCGTCTTGTGTACAATTTTATGATCATGTAATGTTATTGCTGATTCTTTGTAAACCGTGAAAATGCGCAGTTTTGCGGCAAATGAATCCCCTAGAGTGGTTTTGATGAACCTCTGACTAACACAAACTTGCACTTAGTTAGGTATGGAGCAAGTAAAAAACTGGAACCTAACGCAGCAGAATGTAGCGCAGTCGGTTAGAGCACCTGTCTTATATACAGGCGGTCGCAGGTTCGATTCCTGCCATTCTGATTTTTTGAAAGTACCGTAGGCGTTGTTTGGAGTCCGAACCGCCTACGGAAACTGCACAGATAGGAGAGAGTGACGTGAAAGATTGTTCAAAATGCAAATACTGTTATGAGGATTATATTTTTGACGAAGAAACAGGAAACGAACATCCAATTTATGATTGTGAAAAGGGAAATGATACAGATTTAGATTTTGAATGTAAGGATTTTAAGGAATACAAACCAAAGAAATATGTTGAAAAAGATACAGAGTGCGATACATGCGAATTTAAAGAAAGATGTGGAAAATTAAGTTCTGGATTGGATTGCACATGTACTGGCGATACAAAAACACATGTTGTTTATCCTAAAGATAAATGCATTAAAGCACACTATGACGTAACAGATTTTGATAATGCTTTGAAAAATAGGATGATTGACGCAGACGAATGGTTCAGACTTGCAAATGCGCCGACTGATGAAGAAATAGAATCACTTAAAAAAGCAAAGGAAATGGGTGTAGAAATCCCAGAAAATATTGCAAACTATTTTAGTGAATATGGTATTGAGGTGTGATATGTGTGAATTTTGCAGACAATGGAAAGACGAAAATACTATTTGCGGTAAAGATATAAAAATCAATCCATGCGCTAGTGCTACAGATTTATCAGATGCGCAGATTATCAAGAATGCCAATGATGAAAAGGCAGGGATTATTATTTTTAAACAATGCAAGGCAGACGGATATTTTGATATCAACTATTGCCCGATGTGCGGTAGAAAGTTATGTGATGAAACTGAAACACCCATTGAACATTTTTTAAAATCAGAAATGGAAAGAAGCAAATTACGAATGAATACTTATGCAGAATGCTTCGATGGGGTTCATGTTGATAATGATACTCGTAAAAAACTTTTGGAAAGTCATATAAGATTTTGTAAAAATGCGCTAAAACAGTGTATGGATGTTTGAAAGTTGGTGGAAGATGGTTAAAGAAGCATTGCTTGACAACTCAAGTGGAAAATTTATTACATTATCACTCGATGGCGAAATTGTAAAAGGAGTGGTAAGTATTAATAACATATCAGGTATCTACTCAAAAGACATGGCAAAGGAAATTACGATAAAGGTAATTGCGAGCGAAGTTAAAGTAAAACTCCCAAATGGAGAAATAAAGGATATATCAGAAATGTAGAAAGCTGGTGTAGCGGTGAATCTTGCAGAAGCAAAGGAAAAGTATTATCCAACATACAAATATGCACTTGTTAGTGTAAAAAGCAACAAACCGCATTCACTTTATGTTGATAGAAAAACAGCCGAAGAAGAAAGATGTGATTTATGGAACTGTTATGGTTCTGTGCTAATTGTTATTGATTTGTCGGAGGTGGAAGAATGAAGCAATTAGAAGAAATATTTTTTAGAGCTTGCGTGAATGAACAGAAAAGAAAATTGCGTTTGAGTGACCGTGAATTGAGCATAAGAACTATTGGGAATATTTTTGAAAGGCTTGGGTTCTCATATAAACAGTTAATGTATTATGTCAGAAAGTGGTGTGACAGGGGATTTTATGATTACGGAGTGACACTTGACTTGGGATGGTTTGAATTTGGCAAGCTGACTGGAGAATATAAACAGATTTATGATTCTATGAAAAGTACGGACGGATGGAAAGATGGGGAGTTAGCAAATTATATTGTCAGAAATTCTTTTAATCGAGAGCGGATATAAGAAAGAGGATTGAGAGAATGAAACATCAAAAAGAATGGCACACTTGTGATAGGTGCGGGAAAGAAATTAAAAATAGAATACTGTGCGGAAATTCTGTTACAAAGAATGGTATTTTAAATGTTACATACGACTTGTGCCCTAAATGTATGGAAGATTTTGAGAGGTTTATGAGAAATGAAAAGAATACTTAAAATTATAGCAAAGACATTAATTGAATATGCCAGAATAATTGCTATTTGCTTTGTGGCTTGCGCAATAGGAGCAATTTTTTATATTTTTTTAGGCAAAATAGCATATGCGTGCTATTGGATAGCGGTTATTTTGCTTGTGATTATCAGAGATATAACGATAAAGTCAAAAATGCAGGAAAGCAAAAAGATTAAATTATTACTTTTACAGTATGAGGACGGCAGCACAAGTTTGTGTGTAGGGGATAAGCAAATTAGGCATATGACAAATATTGATATGCATATTGATAAGCTTCAGACAAAACTGGAAGTAGACCAAGTAACAAAAACTGGGAAAGTAACACATGTTGTTTTAATGGACGGTGAAAAGGATGAATGAAAAAATTAAGATAATATCCGATGGCAAAACCGCACAAGTGTTTATTGACGGCAAAAAAGTAAACTGCACGGACATGGAGTTGCATTTTATCGGTCATTCAAACCAAAGTCCAATGATTAAAGTTGATGCAAGATGGCATAAAACGGATGAAAACGGAAATGCAATTCTGAATGAGGATAAGACTGCGGTATTGACAGAGGGTATAAAAATAAATTGTTGAGGGGGCGAGATTATGAAAATATCAGAAATGAACAATTGCATTGAAGAAATGCGAAAATGCTACAATTTTAAAGATGATGAAACAGAAATTAGACTTGTAAATGCGATAAGCCATGATGACAAATGTGTTTTTATTAGTACAAGAGATAAAAATGGAACAAAAATTGACATGACAATGCGTGCAGATGAATTAAACAAGGAGTGAGATTATGTTAATAGTTGCATTGCAAGATGATATAGACAACTTATATACCATATGGAACACAACCACAGACAGATTTTTAGGAGTTAATCTTGGAAAATATGAAGCTGTAGGAATTATTATGGATTACAAGAAAGACTACACATTTGAAAAGGCATTAGACAGAGTAGAACGCCCACAACCATTTTCTGATATTACTAAGCATATAATAAACGGATGCGAAGATGGAATTTATGTGAAATGTCCACATTGCAAGGAAATTAGAAAACTTACACCGGACGAGACGGAAAAAATATTAAAGACAGGCAAGCAAGTAATTTGTGATTGCTTATGTGGAAAAATATATACAGTTGAAATTGATAATGATGCGATATTTACGCATTAAAACATATTCCCGGCTAACAAATGAAGTTAGTCGCTACCATAAAACAGTTATAGGTGTATATTATGAGCAAAATTGATTTATATAATGGCGATTGCCTTGGACTTATGAAGAATATATCTGACAAGTCAGTTGATATGATTTTGTGCGATTTACCTTATGGTACAACACAAAATAAATGGGATAATATAATTCCATTTGAACCATTGTGGGAACAATACAATAGAATCATCAAAAAAAACGGAGCGGTTGTTTTATTTTCTCAAATGCCATTTACGGCTGAATTGATACATAGTAATATTAAAAACTTTAAGTATATGTGGATTTGGTATAAACATTATTGCAGAGGATTTTTAAATGCTAAAAAGCAACCCCTACGGACTACAGAAAATATATGCGTTTTTTACAAAAAGCAGTGTACATATAATCCTAAAATGCGCATTGGAGAATATCGAAGCAAGGGAAACAGTTGCAAGCAGAGAGGTTGCTATGGCAAGTATAAAGCCATAAAGACAGTAAATAATGAATATTATCCTACTGACATATTAGATTTTGTAGGCGTTCCTAATAGTGAGTTAGAACACCCGACACAAAAACCTGTCGCACTCTTGGAATATCTCATCAAGACATATACAAATGAAAATGATATAGTTCTTGATAATTGTATGGGAAGTGGCAGTACAGGTGTCGCTTGCGTAAATACAAACAGAGATTTTATAGGTATTGAATTAGATAAAAACTATTTCAATATCGCAAAACAGAGAATTACTGGTAATCAAAAGTGATTATCACTACCCTAGAAAAATTATAGGCAGAGGTCAAGGCACTTCTGCTATGCGGAGGTGTCTTTTTTGTCTTTAGAATTACAGAATGCCGTAAAAAACTATGAAAATTACATACAGGTGCATGGGATTGATGAACAGGTCATAGATGCATATGTTGATGCTTCCACAGTTGCGATCAAGACAGAAAAAGACATTCCATACGGATTGCAGATAACAAAACGTGCAAAAGAGATTATAGAGCAATTCTGTGTAAAAAATTCAGGCGGCACGATTTGGGATTTGGAAAAATATGCTTTTGCCAATAAGACAAAGTATGAACTTATCGACAAATTTTATGACGTAATACTGCTGGAAGCACAGAATAAAGTGGTAGACAGTTATTTTAGATATATTGAAAAAAACAGAGAACCAAAAGAACGGTTTTATATGCCAAGGCGCAAGCAATTAATAAAAATAGGGCTTATGGATGCATTACAGGGCATGATTGATGATAAGTATGATATTTTGTGCATCAGCTTAATACCAGGAGCAGGAAAAACCACGATTGAAAAATTTTTTAATTCTGCGGTTATTGGATGGTTTCCTAAAGACTTTAACTTGTTTTATTCTCACAGCGGTGACATTACAAGAATGTATTATGACGGTGTTTATGACATTGTTACAAATACGGACGAGTACACATGGGGAGAAATATTTCCAAATTTGAAAGTTACTGGAACAAACGCAAAAATGGAACAATTCAATGTTGGGAAATACAAACCTTTTCCAAGCGTACAGTGTACGTCAGTAGGAAGTAAGAATGCTGGTAAAGTAAGAGCTTCAAAGTTTTTACTTGTTGATGATATGATAGGCGGCATTGAAGAAGCTATGAACCATGCAATACTGGATAAGTTATGGGATAAATACGCTGTAGATGCACGTCAGAGAAAGATTCAAGATACAGACGGCAAGAACTGTAAGGAAATCCATATTGCTACGAGGTGGAGCGTACATGACGTTATAGGACGTATTCAGAATATGTATGCTGGAAATAAAAGGGTGAAAGTCATTGCAGTTCCTGATATAGACCCAGTGACAGGAGAGAGCAATTTTGATTATGAGTTTAGCGGATTCACCAAGGAATTTTTTGCAGACCAGCAACTGCTAATGGATGAAATATCTTATAAGTGCCTATACAAGCAAGAGCCGATTGAACGTGAGGGATTGCTATTTCCAGAAGATAAAATTCGCAGATATTTCAATTTCCCACATGGTACGCCAGAGATTATTACTGCGCAATGTGATACAAAAGGAAAAGGTACAGACTTTTTCGTTCTACCAGTATTGCAAAAGTATGGGGAAGATTATTATTGCATAGATTGCGTGTGCGACAATACAGCAGATTATGAGTTACAATATGAGAATGCCGCAAATGTTCTTGTAAATAATGAAGTACAAGAATGCGAATTTGAACGTAACGCAGGTGGAGACAGGGTGGCAATGGAAGTAAATAAGCGTGTGGAAGCTAAAGGATGGATATGCAATATCACTGACACACCGACAGAAACTAACAAGGAAGCACGAATTTTCCAATGCTCTAACTGGATTTTACAGCATGTGATTTTTAAGGATTCATCACTTTACAAACCAAATGAACCGTACGGGGTAATGATGTCATTATTAAAGCAATATTCGGTATCTGGAAAGAAACAGTTGGATGATGTTCCAGACGTTTTCTCTAATTTTGCTTTAAGAATCACACAGGGAAACAGGGTAGCAAAAGTAGAAGCGGCACACAATCCATTTAGGAGGTATTAAGGATGCAGACAAGAGAATACCTGAATCAAATAAGCAGACTTAACAGGATGATTAATAACAAACTGGTGGAAATACAGCAGTTGCGAGAAATGGCTTGCAATGTTACAGCTATACAGAATGATGAACGTGTAAAAACTTCCCCTGATCCAGACAGAATGGGAGTTACATTTTCCAAAATAGATGAAATGGAAAAAGAACTGGATAGAATGATAGACGGTTACGTTGAAAAGAAAAATGTAATCATAAGTCAAATTGACAGTATGGATGATGAAAATGTATATAATATTCTGTTTGCCAGATATATTGAGAAAAAGACTTTTGAAGTAATAGCAACTGAAATGAATTACTCTTTTAGGAATATTACTAGGCTACATGGCATGGCATTAAAGGAATTTGAAAAAAAATATGGTGAACAGTATATTGGATTATGATGTTGTCCTAGAATGTCCTATATACAGCGTGGTATCATTAAAATGGTTAAAGACCAAATCAACAAGCTTTCACACCTCTCTCAAAAGGCATCGTCTTTATGACGGTGCTTTTTTAATGCATAAAAGGGGGATTTATTTTGACAGAATCGAAAACAATATACTGCCCTATATGTCATAGAACGGTAGGCAGACATGATATGCGGTCACAAACGAATACAATCTGTAAGTGCCGAAAATGTGAAAAGAGAATCATATACCACTATGACACAGGGGAAACAGAAGCAAAAAGATTACCACAAAGAGCCACTTCCAGTGGCGTTTGTTTTGTATAAGGAGAAGCAATGAACAACAGGACTTTTCAAGAATTGGTCAAGGGATGTTATGGTCGAAAAATTGCATATACAGATGTTGAGACTATCACACAAGACAACATTGTAAAAGTCATTGGTCAGTGCATCGGAGTCTTTTATTTCAACAAAATGGCTATAGAGTACCTTTGGAATTATTACAAAGGTGACCAACCTATATTATACAGAACAAAAATGCAAAATGAGGATATTACAAACAAAGTAGTAGAAAATCATGCATATGAAATTGTTCAGTTTAAAGTAGGACAGACTTACGGTGAACCAATTCAATATATCAGCAGAAAAGATGATGAAGCAACAAATAGAGCTGTTGACGAATTAAACGACTACACAACAGATGCTAACAAGCAGGAAAAAGATATTAAAGCTGGAGAGTGGCAGTCAGCAACTGGTACTTCTTTTAAAGCTGTGCAGTTTGCAAATGGAGATATTCCATTCAGAATTGTAGCCCCCAGCCCTATGAACACTTTTATTATTTATAATAAATCTACAGACGAACCTGTTCTTGCGGTACAGGAATTAAAAGATGTTGAGGGAAACTGGTATAAACAATGCTATACAGATTCCTATGAATGTCAGATTGTTAATAGTAAATTGCAAAATTGGAAAGTACATGCTTTTGGAAGCATACCTATAGTGGAATTTCCAAATAATCACGAAAGAATTTCTGACGTAGAATTAGTTATTTCGCTATTGGACGCAGTAAACAATATGCAGTCTAATAGAATGGACAATATAGAGGACTTTGTACAAGCATGGGTAAAATTTATAAATTGCGAGATTGACGAAGAAGAATTTCAGAAAATGAAAATGAACCGTGCTCTTGTAGTAAAATCCATTAACAAGGATAACAAGAGTGATGTTGATGTAATGACACAGGAATTGAACCAGACGCAATGTCAGGTCGCTAAAGACGATTTGATTGATAATGCACAAGCTATCTTAGCTATTCCTGCTAGAGAATCTCAAAACTCTGGTGGAGACACGCAAGGGGCGGTATCTTTAAGAGCAGGATGGGATTTTTCCAAGACAAGAGCAAAGCAAAAAGACCCTATCATAAAAACTGCTGAAAAAAGATTAGCAAAAATAATATTAAATGTAATCAGGATAAAAGATCACGATATAGGGCTTAAACAAAAAGATTTTGACATTCAAGTAAGCCATAGCCCATTAGATAATCTTTATACTAAGACACAGGCACTTACACAAATGCTTCAATCTGGAATTAATCCTAGGATTGCAATATCTACATGCGGATTATGGGGAGATTCTGAAAAAACTTTTATACAGTCTAAGCCATACTTAGATGTTTTGTATAAAACCATTGATAATGTCGAAGCAGAAGAAAAGAAAGCACAGGAAGTTATGGAAAAATTAAACAATCAGCAGAATAAGGCAACTACCGAGGAATAATCGGTAGTTGTTTTTATTTTATATTGCACTTATGCGTGAAATAGGAGAAATCACAAGTTGAGCAACCAACGTAAAAAAGCGTAGTGAATCGGAGGTAATTTATGACAAGAGAACAGGCAAAACAGAATCTTATTGCTATCGGAGTGGCAGAACCTACAGACGAACAGGTAAGCAATTATCTGAATCAGGTCAATGGCGAAACCAAAAAGGAGAAAGATAAGGCAGACCAATATAAGGCAAAGGCTGATAATGCGGATGAATTACAGAAAAAGCTGGATGAATTGGAAGCTGGTAATCTGACAGAGCTTGAAAAGGCAAATAAGGCATTAGACACAGCTAATCAGCAAATCGCAGAATTGCAGAAAAAAAATGCTATTAGAGATTTGCGCGAAAAGGCTATGACCGATTTCAAAGTAACCGCAGAACAGGCAAAAACAATTGTAAAAGAAGATGGCAGCTTTGATACAGCCGAACTTGGAAAGATTATGTCCGAAAAAGAGACCGCGGCGGCACAGGCAAAGGAACAGGAGATTGCAAACAATTCTACTAATCCAGGCGGCGGTACTGCTGGCGGTAATAAAGACAACACAAAGACAGCGGATGTCGAGAATGCTGAAAAGATTACTTTTGGAAGCAACTCGGCTACCACAGAAGCAAAAAATCATTATGTAATTTAGGAGGTAAAAATCATGGGTAAGCCTATTGAAAGAGATTTTACTCAAAGACTTGGTATTTTAAAGCATTTTCCCTATTTGGGAGCTGCTTGTATTGTTCCGCAGACAATGGCAACAGGAGCAGATGCAAACGGAAGAAAGATTGTAAAAGGTGGAACACCATTTCCATCAAACGATGAAAGCTGTGTCGGATATCTGTTTGATGATGTTGACGTAACGATGGGCGATGCACCGGGAACTTACGTTTACGCGGGAGATATCGACAATGCGAAACTTACAAAGAATGGAGTAACTGTTGAGGAAACGGCAAAAGCCAAGACCCCAAGAGTTACTTTTTTTGATTAAGGAAAGAGGTGCAAATTATGGCATTACCATTAGCAGAAGCATTTACAGCAAGAAGTCTTGGTGTAATGTGGAATAACTATGAAAAAACTTTAGGTTCTCAACCTTATCTCGGCAGACAGAAGTTTGGTACAAGAAAGCAAGAGAGCCTTGACCTTAGATTTATCAAGGGTAAAAGCGGTCTTCCTGTTTCATTGAAAGCATCTAACTTTGATGCACAGGCAGAGTTAAGAGATGTTGGCGTTTTCTCTGATATCCAAAACGAGATGCCTTTTTATCGTGAGTCCTACATGGTGACAGAGCGAGAAGAGCAGGAATACGACAATTACAGAAACGCAGAGAATGCTTCTCTTGCAAATGATGTACTTCGTGAGATTAGCAAAAAGCCTATGATGCTGATTGAGGGCGCAAGAGTTGTACCGGAGAGACAGATTTGGAGTTTGCTTGCACCGGCTGACGGTGTACCAAAGATTGATGTACATATCGGGAAAAGCAAATATACCGTAGATTATACTTCCGACAATGGAGCTGCACACAAGAAAGACCACTTTGTTGAAATTACAGGAGACTCTGATAAGTGGAATGTTCCAGCAACTGCAACGCCACTTGATGACCTTATCGAGACAAGACGCAACTTTGCAAAGAAAACCGGATATTCTCTGACAAGATACAGCATGAACACCGAGACATGGGAAATGGTATTAAAGGCAGAGGATACAAAGAAACAGGTTCTCGGTATTACTGCATACACAGGCGGTATTCGTTTACAGCAGTCACAGGTAACTGAATATCTGCGCGGCTACGGAATCGAGATTGAGGTATACGATAAGTTGTATGTTGACCCTGCTGACGGTCAGACAAAGTACTTTATTCCGACCGGAATTGTATCTTGTCAGTGTGCTGGAGTATACCTTGGTGACTATGTATTCGGAAAGACACCGGAAGAAAGAAGTGGAAGTCTGACAGATGGAAACCTTTCTATCGTAGAAACCGGAATTGCTGTTTACACATATGCAACAAACCATCCAATCAATACTCATTGTGTAGTATCAATGATTGGACTTCCGACATTTGAGGGAATGGACAGCGTTGTTGTTATGAAAGTTGCGTAGGAGGTGATCCAGCGTGTTAGCAACACACACTATTAAATGTGGTGGAAAATGGTACAAGGCAGGAGATAACATGCCAGAGAGTAATTCTCTGGCATCTCCCGTTGGATATACAAAGACCGACATTAATCGCATGAGTACCGCAGACTTGCAGAAGTTAGCAGGAGAAAAAGGAATTGAGAATGCCGATTCCTTTAGCGGTGCAGATTTAAAGAAAATGCTTATTGAATTGTTAAACTTATAAGGAGTCCGTATGGAAAAATACAGTATTTTACAGAAAGTAAAAATCAGACTAGGACAATTTCATACCGAAGAAGTCACAGACCCCGACACAGGGATTACGTCTGATGTTACTGTATTCGATCGTAAGGAAGATAACCCAAGGTTAGAGCTTCTTATTAAGCAGTCAACAAATGAAGTAATTAACAGACGGATGTACCCAAGGTCTTATACACAGGAACAGATTGACGAGGACTTGAAGAAATTTGAGGATGTAATCATTAATTTAACGGTTTATGATCGTTCACAGGCTGGCGAAGCGTACATGGCATCTTACACAGAGAATGGGGTAATCAGGAACTGGAAAGATAGAGACACGCTTCTGGTAGGTGTATATCCGTTTGTTAAAGTAATATAAAGAAGATTGTGCATGACCTTTTTATTGGAATCAGTAAGATGGTCGTAGGCGGCGCACAGTAAGAGGTGGAGGGCGGTGCGCCTATATTAAATTGCAGGAGATATAAAATGAAAGAAATTTTATTACAGACTTACGCCATAGCGTTACCAATATTGCTTGGTTATATAGTTTGGCTTCTGAAGCAACAGAAAAAAGACAAAGACGCCAATAGTAAAGGTACAATGTTACTTTTGCGAGTGCAGCTTATCGAATATCACGATAAGTATATGAAACTCGGCGAAATACCATCTTATGCGTATGACAATTTTGTTGAAATGTATAACGCATATCACGCATTGGGCGGTAATGGTATGGTAACCAAAATGTATAACGAAATACAGGAAATTCACTTAAAGAATGGAGGTAAGGATTAAAATGGATATAACATCAGTATCAACAGTAGTTGCAATCGTAGTGATTACGTATCTGATTGGTCTTGCGGCTAAAGCAATCCCAAGCGTAAAGGACAATTACATCCCGATTATCGTAGGTGTGGCAGGCGGCATCTTAGGAGTAGTTGGAATGTACGTAATTGCTGATTTTCCAGCAAATGACGTGCTGAATGCTATTGCAGTCGGCATTGTATCTGGATTGGCAAGCACAGGCGTAAATCAGATTTACAAACAGGTCAAAAATGCTTGATATTAATAAGCAGAAAATGAAATACGCCTTGCAAGGTCAGACCGTGACCATTGAGGAAACTGACGAATATGGAAACCCAGTGTATGAGGGATATACGGACGCAAGTGGAAACTTCATACCATATCTTGATTCACAGGGCAATCCAATTCCAAAGACAAAGGAAGTAAGCGGATTCTCTGAACCAGTTACGTTCTATGCAAATATTAGTAATAAGCTGTCGGAAGTATTAGTAAAGCAATTTGGCATAGACGATAGTACATCATATGTGCAGATTGTTACAGATAAAGGATATCTGCCTATCAACAATGGTGATGTCGTATGGAAGAAATCGGAAGTTGTTCTGAATGATGATGGATTGCCGGACGAGAACAGCGCAGATTACATTGTAAAGGGCGTAGCTGATGAGGGATTGACAGCAGATTTATTCCTGTTACAGAAAGTTGTTAAGTAGGTGGTAACATGAAGAATGTAAATATTTTGGGAACTGAATATAGCATTGATATTGACGATACATTAGAAAAAACTAATTGTGATGGACTTTGTAAAGAATACGACAAAAAAATTACAATTAGAAATGTAGGAGCAATGCTGTGTGATGATGATTCCATGGAAACAAAGAAAAAAAGATTTAACGAAGTTTTAAGGCATGAAGTAATTCATGCTTTTTTTAGTGAGTCTGGATTAGATAATTATTCATCTAATGAAGAACTAGTTAACTGGATCGCAATTCAGTTTCCTAAAATGTTGCAAGTATTCAAAGAGCTTGAAGCAATATAGGTGGACGTATGGCAAAGAAAGTTATCTCCATGACATTATCACAGAAATCCGTACAGAACGCTATACAAGAGCTTAGAAGCTATCAAAATTCGTTAGAGTATAAATGTAGGCTGTTAGCTGAAAAACTTGCTGAAAAGGGCGTAGATATTGCACAGACATATGTTGCTTCGCTTGATGCAATATTCACATACGAACTTAATTCAAGTATACACACTGAACACGTAAAAGATGTGCAAGGCGGTGGGATATATGCGGTTGTGGCAGGAACAGATCACGCATTGTTCGTAGAGTTCGGAACAGGAATTGTCGGACAACAAAGCCCTTATCCAGGAAAACTTCCAGATGGTGTTACATGGGAGTATGCCAGCGGCAAGACAATAAGACAATTAGCAGACGGACGCTACGGATGGTTTTACCGTGACGATAACGGTCAATGGTGGTTTACGGAAGGTATGCCTAGCAGACCATTCATGTATTACACAGCTAATGAACTTAGAGACTTGATAATGGAAACTGCAAAGGAGGTGTTCACCGTTGATTGATAATTCATGGGCTTTACGATTGCAAGACCAGTTATTTAATATGTTTTCTCATGAAATGAAGCTGGCATATGGAAGCAAGTATAAGAACCTGTATCTGACGCAGGATGAATCAGTCACAGGAACACCCAAATTTCCGACAGTTCTAATGAAACAGATAGGTGCTCCAGAAGCAGGACGGGATTTAACAGGAGATCGGATAAACGCTGCAAAACCAACATTTCAGATTACCATTAACTATCAAGGCGAAAAAGCAGAAGACAGGGAAAGATTAGTTGATATGACCGCAACGGCTATCAACTTTTTTAAATGGAAAAGGTTTGAGGTAAGAGACCCTGCTTATACGATAACCAATAAAATCAGAACGGCAACATTTAGGGCAAGCCGAACATTCGGCTCTATGGACCCGTTACTATAACTATTAACCGGCACACAATAGGGTGTGTCGCTGACCGCATTAATTAGCGGTAGAAAGGACGGTAATATATGGCAGATACAAGTTATCTTGCTAGAGTAATCTACAAGGAACATACAGCGGCATCTTCTGATTTTTCAGGAACATATAAATTATTGGTTCGTGCAAAATCAATTCCTTCTCCTGCGTCTACTCCAAATACTGTAGAATCTACAACATTGGAAGATGATACACAGACTTTTGAAATGGGTATTAAAACAGCAGATTCAAGGGAAATAACGGGAAATCTTGAAAAGAAGTATTTACACGATATCAATGGATTAGCAGGAAAGAAGCTGGATATTTTTCATTTGTATGGAACTGATGGAATTGGAGGAACTGCAAAGTACGCATATGTAGGTCAGGCAACCGCTACACCTAACGATGTCGGCGGTGTAGATGAAATTTTGGAAATGACAGTTACCGTCATTCCAAACACTTCCGCAATTGAATGTACGGATGATTACACGGTTACAGATAATAAAGACGGTACATTTACTGTAGCAACAGCGTAAATTAAAATTTGATAAAAACAGGGGCGGTCTTAGGACTGCCCCCTTTCTTACTAATAGTAAGGGAAAGGGAATAGATATGTTAACAATCAAAGTAAATGATAAAGAGTACACAATTAAATTTGGCTATGAACCAACACTGAAATCAAGATTACTTTCCAGAGTTGCAAAAATGACTGTAAATATGAAACAGGATGCAGAAGAAAATCTGGAACAGATTGAGAATATGCTTTTATTTGTACCTGAAATGGTTCTGGTAGGCTTGCAGAAATTCCATTCTGATGAATTTGGTTACAATCTGGACACAAATGACGGCTACGAAGAAGCGAAGAATAAAGCTTTTTCCCTGGTCGGTGATTATGTAGACACTGGTGATGTGGATGTCACAGACTTTTTTACAGAATTGCAGGAAGAATTAACGGCTAATGGTTTTTTAAAGAAATTGTTCGAGAAGGAAGTGGAGAAAGCACAGGCGAACTCGGACAGCAAGGAGAAAGCCAAGAATTAACATGGAAATTATACTGTGAGGAAATACGTCCTTATTGGCTTGCTGTAACTAAGGGGTATGGACTCACGGTACATGATATAGACTGGTCTTGTCCGACAGACTTACATCCATATGAGTTAGCTTATGAGTTGGAAGACCAAAAACGTGAAAATGATATATGGCGTTGGTGCGGAGATTACTTCATTTCTGCTATGACTTATTCTATTGAACATTGCTTGAATGGTAAAAAAGCAAAGACAGAGTATATAAAACATGCTGCTGATAGATACAGAAAAGAGGAGGATTACGATACAAAAATTCGTAAGGCTTTACTGGCAGAGCAAATGTGGATTGCAAACGCACAACAGCGTCATTTACCCAAACCATTTGAAAAGGAATGATAAAAAATGAGTTATATCGGTATAGATGTATCGGCATATCAGGGAACTATTGACTGGGCAAAAGTCAAGGCAGGCGGCATCCAGTTTGCCATCCTTAAAATCATCCGTAAAGATTTGAACCGTGATAAGCAGTTTGAAGCTAACTGGTCAGGCTGTAAAGCAAACGGATTGACGATACAGGGCGTTTACAACTACAGCTATGCGACAACAGTTACAAGGGCTAGAAATGATGCAAGGAAAGTAGCAGAAGTACTTAATGGTCGTAAGACAATGGTATGGCTGGACGTTGAGGACAACTGTCAGAGAGGACTGGGAAGCAAGCTGATTGACATTGTCAACGCTTACGGTGATGTTATCAGAAGTTATGGGCTTGCATTCGGTGTGTATACTGGAAAGTCTTTCTACAATTCCTACATTAAGCCATATGGCGGCGTGAAATATCCTATGTGGATTGCGGCATATGGAAAGAATAAGGGAAAAATGGAGTTGAAGCATCAGCCACAGATTGAAAATATGGTAGGTTGGCAGTACACATCAAAAGGCACTGTAAGCGGCGTTAATTGCAACGTTGATATGAATGTATGGTATCGTGAATTAAACGAATTACAGACCGTCTACGACACGCACAATAACCCATATGCAGAGCCTACACGTACATTGTATAAGAAATTCCCCTGTATGCGTGGGGATGATGTGAAATGGCTACAGACGGAACTTATCTATCATAAGTGCCTGCCTGCCACAAATGCAAAAGGCAAGAGCAATATTGATGGCATCTTAGGAAATGATACAGCCAATGCAATCGGGGTTTTTCAGAAGTCAGTAGGAATCACGGTAGATTGCAAGGCAGGAAAAGTAACAAGAGAATATCTGAAAAGATAACACAGGGGCGGTAGAGGTCATAGTCTACTGTCCTTTTTACTGGCTATCGGTTGGAGATAGTCACTCACTTTAACAATTGAAAGTAGGTGCAGTATGGCAGAGATAGATTCACTTGATATTAAAATAAAAGCAAGTGCAAAAGAGGCGGCAAATGCAATTGATAAGTTTTGTGTGAAATTGGGAGAACTTGATAAAAAATTGGGTTCAATTCAAAATCAAGATGCATTTAAGAAATTTGCAGATGCGGTAAAAGTGGCTAGTGCATCTATGAACGGTATTTCCAAATCTGCACAGAACGCACAGGCTAAGACTGCACAGGCCATGGCAAAGGCGGGGAAAGCTGTACAGAATATTCAGAAACCAGCAGAACAGGCGAAAAAGAACATTTCCAGTATAGTAGAAGAAATGAATAAAAAGTTTTCTGCACTTACTCCAAATGTTGATTTTTCAAAAATTACGGCAGAAACCAATAAGTACGAAAAACAGCTTATGAATGCGCAGAACCAGTTACAACGCATCATGGCTACCAGTAGTGCAGATAAACAGGTCAAGAGCATTGAGAGATTGGTTGTTAAAATAAAAGAAGCGCAAAATGCTTTGGATTTGATTAAAAAACAGAAAATACAAAATGCTACGCCATTGCAAAGTCAAGAAGAACTTCTTAAATTGGCACAGAGAGCAGTAATGTCTAAGAATACGGTTGATTCATCGGCATACGAAAAAGTTAGAGAAAGCATGTCAAACGTTGCTGATTTGTCAAAAGAAATGGCAGACAATACGGCAAGATGGAACGCTTATCTAAAAGATACTACCACAGAAGCAACCACTTTTTCTGATGTCTTAAAAAACGTTAAGCCTTTGGAATTTTCTGGGAATTTCTACGAAATGGAAAAGTGGGTTGATGAACTAAATAAGAAACTCATCACTCTTTTAAATAAGCAGGAGAAACTATCTGACTTAGGTGCTAACATGAATACACAGCGTATGCAGAGTATGACCTATGAGATTGAACAGCTTACAAAGACTCTTGATGTGTATGAAGCAAAGGTTGAAGAAGCACGTTCTAAAGGTCAGTTAGATTTGAAAGTGCCTAAGCTGAATGAAGTAACTGGACAGGTAACTTCACTAGGAGAAAAGCTATCAAATTTAAAAATAACCGTTCCTACTGACAACATGGAGAAGTTACAGAAGCAAATTGAGAAAATCAAGAAGCAATACAGTGATATGGTTGATTCTATTAACAAGAAATCACAGTCAATGCAGTTTTACGGTGCAAGTCTCGATTTTAAAAAGAAACAGGTAGAGCTAAAAGCATTACAGTCTGAATATGACAAGTTGATTCAGAAACAGAAAGAATTGTCTTTATCCGGGGGATATAAGCTCAATACAAAAGGATTCCAAGAAAGCATAGGTGGAATAAAAAAAGCAGTTTCTTCTGTGCATTCTTCCTTAAACGGATTGAATAAAAAACTTAATAACATTGCTAAGAGAATGCTGTCAGTAGTTGCACCTACGAAAAAAGCAAGAGCGGCATTAAAAGGATTTGATGTTACCAATGTAGGACTTGCTAAGAGCTTGTTAAGAACTTCTAAAATGTTGAAGCTTATGATTGTCAGAATGGCTTTGCGTGGCGTTATTGACGGCGTTAAGACAGGTATGCAGAATCTTGTACAGTATTCGGACGAAGCAAACGCAAGCATGTCATTACTGGTTAATAGTCTTAATCAGTTAAAAAACAGTTTTGCGGCAGCGGTAAGTCCTGTACTAAACGTTTTTACACCAGCTATTAATGCAATTATACAGGCTTGCATATCCGCTACTAATGCAATTAATCAGCTTATATCTGCACTTACAGGTAGCGGAACATGGATAAAAGCTACTGTTCTTACAGATAATTTCGCAGAAAGTTTGAAGAAAGCAAGTAAAGCGGCTAAAACGCTTGCAATAGATGAGTTAAATATTAATAGTGGAGATAGTGGCGCAGGAAGCGTTACTAATCCAAAGGACATGTTTGACACAGAAGAAGTTGAACAGAAATACATTGATCTTGCAGATAAAATAAAGAGTATATTTGAACGTCTATTTGAACCATTAAAACAATCATGGGATACAAACGGAAATTATGTATTTGATTCATGGAAAAAGGCTTTGGAAAGTATTGGAGAACTTGCAAAGTCTGTAGGAAGAGATTTTCTGGAAGTATGGCAACAGCCAGAAACGATAGAAATCTTTAATAATATTCTGCATATTATTGGCGATATAGGTCAATCAGTATCTAACATTGCGGATAATTTTAGAAAAGCATGGGAAGAAAATAACACAGGATTACATATCTTAGAAAATATTAGAGATATCATAGGTGCTATTGTTTCTAATATCCATGATGCGGCAGAAGCTACAGTAACATGGTCATCAAAATTAGACTTTTCTCCCTTACTTGGCAGAATTGAAGAGTTTACAAAGTCACTTACTCCTGTATTTGATACATTATCTGGAATATTAACAGATTTTTATACAATGGTTTTATTGCCTTTAGGAAAATGGACACTTGAAAAAGGACTTCCAGACTTATTACAAGTATTCATTGACTTTAACAACAAGGTTGACTGGGATTCTCTTAGAAATAATTTGCAGGAGTTCTGGAAACATTTAGAGCCATTTGCAGAAACGGTCGGCGAAGGACTTGTTATATTCATCAGAAGAATATCAGACACACTTGCAAACTTTTTGAACAGTGAAGCATTTGAGGGTTTCTTAAAATCTGTTGAAAATTGGATGGATAAAGTTAGTCCAGAAGATGTTGCTAACGGATTTGAAAAAATCGCAAAAGCTATCATTGATTTAAAAACTGCTTTAGTCGCATTAAAAGCCGCAAGTGCTGGAATAACAACATTATCTGCGATACTGAAAGTCGTAGAATTGTTTAAGGGGATTAATTTTAGCGGATTAGTAAGTGGAATAAGCTCACTTGGAACTGCTTTTGTTGGATTTGCAACAGCAAACCCTGAAATATTAGTAGCTGCTTTCGATAAGATATCTCATATTTTTGAAGGCACAATTTTTGATCCAAATACATGGACTGGAATTGCCGGAGAAGTAAGAGACGCAATAATGACTGTAATATATGCTATAGATGATGCAATAGGAAAAGCTATAGACGTTGTAAAAGAAACACTTCAGACAATATTCAACTGGGATGAAACACTTAGCCTTTTCGAACAAGCAAAAGAGAATTTTAAAAAAGGTGGCGTATACATATTAGAGGGAATCTTAGACGGATTTGCAGGGGCAATAGCATTTATCTTAGAACCAGTAAAAGACCTTTTTACAGCTATCTACAATGCAATCTGTGACGTATTCGGTATTCATTCCCCTGCTGAAACCATGAAGCCTTTAGGAGAGTACATCTTCTTAGGAATCATTGAGGGATTTACTTCTCTATTTGATACGTTTACAGAAAAAATCAACGAATTTTGGGAAAACTATGTTCTTCCATGGTTTACCGTCGAACAGTGGACTGAACTGCTGGGGAATATCTTAGTAGCGGCGCAGACCAAATGGGATGAAATAAAGGAATGGTGGGCTAATTCTGCTATTGTCACATGGTGGAATGATGACGTATTGCCATGGTTCTCATTAGATACATGGCTTACTTTGCTCAACAATATAAAAGAGTCTTTTTCTACAAAATTTGGAGAAACTATCACAAAATGGAAAACGGACATAAACACATGGTGGACTGTTAATGTTGCGCCATGGTTTACTAAACAAAGATGGGACACTATGCTCACTAAAATCCCAGAATCTTTTAAAAATGCTTTTAAATTAGCTGCTAATGGTGCTATTGAATTTCTGAACGGTGTAATCAGTGGCGTAGAAAGCCTTGTTAATCATGCTATAGACGGATTAAAAAAGCTGGCAGAAGCGGCAAGCAAAATACCAGGGGTTAGCTTTAGTATTGATATACCCAATGTATCTCTTCCAAGAATCCCAAAATTTTCGACAGGTGGCTTCCCAGAGGACGGACTTTTCATGGCTAATCACAACGAACTTGTCGGAAAATTTTCAAATGGAAAGACAGCGGTTGCAAGTAATGAAATGATTGTGGCAGGAATTGAAGAAGCGGCATATAGAGGTTTCTCACGTGCGTATGAAGATAATAGCAGAGAAGCTAATTTATTGTCTGAAATATTAGATGCAGTCAGAGAGGGTAAAGAAATCTCTATTGACGGAAGAAGCCTTGTTTCCGCTGTAGAAGAAAGAAGCAATAGAAACGGATTTAGTTTTGCATAAATTATGGTAAACTTTTGTAGAAATCTCCCTCTCAACATGATATAATTGTCAAAAAAAGAGAGGGGGATATCTACATGGATAACCAAAACACAGAAATGAAAACTTGTAAATACTGCATGACGCAGATACCAAAGAAAGCGAAAATATGCCCGAACTGCAAAAAGAAGCAGAGCCATACTGTACGGTGGGTAGTATTAGGGATTTTAGTATTTTTAATTCTTGTATCTTTATTTGGAGGTGGAAATAGTGAAACTACAAACAAAGATAAGAACCCACAAAAAGTAGACGAGGTTAAAACTTCAAAGGAAGAGACAACAGAAAAAGAAGAACCTGTTAGCAATATATTTAATGTGGGTGATGTTGTTGAAACAGAAAACATGAGAATTACTTTTATATCTGCTAAAGAATATGAAAGTGATAACCAGTTTTCACAACCTAAGGACGGATATACTTACTGGGAATTTTCTTTCAAGTTTGAAAATATATCAGACCATGACCAGTCTGTATCATCAATGCTTAATTGGGAATGTTATGCTGATAATTCCAAATGCGATCAAACATGGCTAGGTGATGATAATGGGCTTGATGCAACATTGTCTAAGGGCAGAGAAACACAAGGAACTGTAATGTTTGAAGTGCCAAAAGACGCAAACAGCATAGAACTTGAATATGATGTAAATTTCTGGAAAGAAGATAAGATAATATTTGTAGGGAAATAAATAAGAAAATTAAGTAGGGCGGCACTTGACCGTCCTATTTTTATGCATAAAAAGTAGCGCTCATTTTTTAGCGCTATTTAAAATCGAATTATTAATTATGTAAGCGTAATACATTTCGCAATATACTTTGTAATAACAATAAACAGGGGGTTGACATAATGGCAAAAGCAACACTTCCAACAAATTTTAAAGACGATATTTTGGATAAAAACATGGGTGGTCGGCGCAGATACCGAATGACTACCAATTCAGACGGAACGGTGACACTGGAAGATGTAACTACATATACGCAGGTCGGTGGAGAATTTAAAGCATCTAATATAAATGACACGAACACAGCTATCAATGCGGCGGCTGACAAGAATAAGATTCTGACTACACTGGATGATGTAAAAGCCTGTACACAGTCTGGTTACATGGTGGATTGCTTGGTAATAAAGGCAATGCTGGAGGGATAAGATATGTCAATGAGTTCATTCTTAAATGTCAATGGGTATGATTTTCCTTGCCCTGCTGTCGGCTTTTCATGGACGATATCTACAACAGTGAATGCAGGAAGAAACGCAAACAATGCAGTTATCGGTCAGAGAGTCGGAAGAGATTTATACAAGCTGGATAATCTGAAATGGGTAGGACTTACGGTAGAGCAAAGACAGATGATGTTAAAAGCAATAGAACCGTTCTATGTTCCTGTTACATTTGAGGATATGAAGAATCCAGGCAATCCGATTACAATTACCATGTACCCCGGAGACAGAAAAGGCGTGCCACTATTTGTTGACCGACTTACGCATATGATAACCAAAGACGAGACTTTATCATTTAACCTTATAGATTGTGGGTGGTAGTTATGCAGAACGTATCAAAAGCCTATAAGCAGTCCATGAAAGGCATAGGGCGTAACAGGGGATATATAAAAGCGACAATCGGTGTAATTAATTCAAAGGCGCAGAAAAATGTTGCTGTAGATGATCGTACGGCGGTTACTTACTTTTCGGACGTGAGAAAGCCTTTTAATAATTACACGGTAGACAATGTATACGCAACAGCGGAGCAAGACTTTTCCAAGGTGGACGGCACAATGTACTTTCTTCCACCAAGGAACAACGACTATTACAATAATGGAATTGTGACAGCTAACATATTAGGTACTATCTATATATCCTTTTCTGGAATCACAGGACTTGATATAAAGGGATTAACAATAGACTGGGGAGAATATTACCCAGTTGATTTTACAGTCCAAAATGACAGCGTTACACGCTCTTACAGAGATAATGATAAAAGCTACTGGGTGACGGAAGATGTATTCAATGGTACTTCTTACATCATCATTACACCTACAAAAATGGTAAATGGACAGGGGAGACTAAGGATATATCAGTTTTACTGCGGTATCGTCAATGCATTTAGCAACAAGGAAGTAAAAAAATACAGCGGTAAACAGTATGTATCTTCCATAACAGATACAATACCGTCTAACGATATATCATTGACGATAGATAATCAGAATCAATACTATTCCCCTGACAATCCAGACAGCGCACTTGCTTACATGGAAGTCGGACAGGAAGTAAAGATTCAGTTCGGATATGATGTTTTGGGAAATGGGCAAATTGAATGGCTACCAGAGGAAACAACCTACCTTCACACATGGTCGGCAACCGATACGGAAGCCAAGTTTACGGCAACAGACAGGTTCGATTACATGACAGGTAAGTACTACCGTGGACTTTACAGGGAAAACGGGATAAGCCTATATGACCTTGCTATTGATGTGCTGAATGATGCAGGAATAACGGACGAAAGAGAATACTCAATAGACCCATATTTAAAGAATATCAAGGTACAGAATCCTATGCCAGCAGTAAAGCACAGTGAAGCATTACAGATTATTGCCAATGCAGGGCGGTGCGTATTGTTCGAGGATAGAAATAGTAAAATCCATATGCAAGCGTCATTTATACCCGACATGACAGCAGAATCCAATGGAGAAACATCATACAGCCATGTATCTGATGTGCTGAACGGAGAGGACAAAGATTCTTATGCAATATGCAGTTCTGATTTTTCCAAAGTGGACGGAACTGTATTTTTTATGCCTGCTGACAGCAATTACTTAAAGACTGGTTATATCAGTTCACAGATAGCAGATGCAAGCGGAACTTTTGCAGAGAATCCAAAGATTACCATTAATCTTGAAGCGGCATTTGTAGCTTATGGATTGCAGGTAGAGTTTAGAAACGTTGCGCCAGAGCAGTTTAAGGTAACGACATATTACCAAGATTTAGAGGTGGACAGCTACACGGTAGAGCAGGGCGGGGAACTGGAACACACCACATTTGATCAATTTAATCTGTTTGACAAAATGGTGTTAGAATTTACCAAAGCACAGCCGAACAGCAGAATCACAGTAGATAATATCACTGTTGGGGATGTTACGGATTACCATATCACAAGAAATGACATGACAGCAAGTCCTACAGCAGTAAGACAAAATAAAATCAAGGCTATCAGCGTAATTAAGACACAATACCGTAAATCAAACGAGAATAAGGATATCTCAACAGAAGAGATTACCATTAGTCCTGCTAACAATGTGCATACGGTATACTTCCAAAAGCCATGCTACGGACTGACAGCAGTAATTGATAACGGAACAGATGACGGTGGAAATCCGATTCCAAGCACTATATCGGTACAGATTACAGACAGTAGCAGTTATTATGCCGCTCTACAGTTTAGCGGTATGACGGAAGAAACGATTGTTAAGTATGTGATTAAAGGATATGAGTACGTTACCGAGGAAATCGGCTACACGGTCACGCATAATGACAATGGGGATATCAAGACATGGAAAAATCCGTTAATCAGCACTACAGAATTAGCCAAAGACCTAGAGGAATGGCTTGCAAGCTATTATTTAGGAGATGTGGATTATCAGATCAAATGGCGTGGAGACCCCAGGACAGATGCAAACGACTTGTATTATCTGGAATTAAAAGACCGTGGAGAAACGATGATAAGGACGTACCAAAATGAGATAACATTTAATGGCGCATGGTCGGGAACAATGAAAGCAAGAAAGGCGGTGCTGTAATTGGCAATAACTAAAGTAACAGCGGAGGTTGCTGATGATACAACCGATTTAAAACATAGCAATTCAACATATACTGGAAGCCTTACAGCACCTAAAGAATCGGGTGATTATCCTGTTACGGTGTCTGCCTATGATGATGCAGGAAATGTAACCGTAGATAAAACAACTGTAGCGGAAGTAAGCTTATGGCATACTCCTAAGACTAATTGGACAATAAATGACCGATTCAATTATGTGGACTATAACCGTATTAAGAACAATCTGACTTATCTGCATGAACTGGCACAGGAAGTATATAAGCAGTTTTCAATCGTGGATATGGGCGCAGATATTGAAGATTATACTGGATGGTTTACGGCGGCGGCTTTTAATGCTTTTGAAAGCAACCTTGAAACGATTAATAAGAACATATTCACACAGGACTACGGCGTATCACAAAGATTCTTTGATAACGGACAATTTATCAAATGGGATGAATTGAACCGTATAGAGTCGGCTACGTTGCAAATGAATGACCTTTTGGATAGACAGAAAGCCACTCTGCGGAAATTGCCATTCAGACTGGGAGCATTTAGGGAGGTAAGAATATAAATGGCTATATCAAGCGTACAAGCAACAATCAAAGGTACTACATACAATCTGACCCTGAATAGCTCTACTGGATTGTATGAAGCAAGTGTTACAGCACCAAGTACCAGTTCATACAATAATAACAGCGGTCATTATTTCCCTGTAACGATTAAGGCTACAGACAGTGCAGGAAACAGTACGACAATCAATGATACAAATGCAACACTTGGAAACAAACTGAAATTAAAAGTAAAAGAAACCACTGCACCAGCCATTGTAATTAGTTCACCTACAGAAAGCCAAGTAACTAATAACACAAAGCCTATAGTTAATTTCACGGTTACAGATGCAGATAGCGGTGTTAATCCTAACAGTATCAGCATTACAGTTGACAGTGGAAGTGCTGTGACAAGTGGAATTACTAAGACAGCAATAACAAATGGATATTCATGCTCTTATGCGATTCCTACGGTTCTTACAGACGGAAACCACACTATCAAGGTAAATGCAAAGGACAATGACGGAAATGCCGCAACACAGCGTACAGTAACGTTTAAAGTGGACGCAACGCCACCAACATTATCCGTATCTGCACCGACTAATAATCTTGTTACCAATAACGCATCTTGCGTAGTAACAGGCAATACCAGTGATGTTACAACAGGAATTAAATCGGTTACAGTTAAGCTAAATGGCGGTATGGCTACTGATGTCACAGTAGATTCAAGCGGTAATTTCAGCACAACTATTACTCTTGCAGAGGGAGCAAACACAATCGTTATTACTGCCACAGATAACGGTGTTCTTTCTTCCAGCGTTACAAGGATTGTTACGTTAGATACATCTGCACCAGTTATCAATTCTGTAGAAATCAGTCCGAACCCAGTAAGCACAGGAGAAGTATTTACAGTAACCGTTAAGGCTACAGACTAGGAGTTGCTTATGGGCGTAGTAATAACAAATGTTACAATTTCCAAGAATCCAGTAAATACAAAGGAAGTATTTAAAATATCGGTTGCTGTCAAAGAGACAGTGACCGAACCTACAATGTATAGATTGCCCATGAGATTAGGACAAGAAAAGGGAGGTATAAAATAATGGCAAAGGCAAATTTACCTGTCAATTTTAAAGACGATATATTAAAAGAAAATATGAACGGCAAGCGTAGATTCAACATGATTCAGAACAGTGACGGTACAGTCAGTTTTGATGATGTGACAGATTATACACAGGTCGGGAGCACATTCGGGGCGGCGCAGATTAATGCCACAAATGAAGCTGTAAATAATGCGGCAGATGCAAGCAAGATTATAGATGATCTGGACACGATAAAGGCAAATACCAAAGCAGGGTATATCGCTGGGGCATTGGCAGTTAAGGCATTAAGTAGTAATTTAGGTAATGTTAATGTTCCAAATGGTATGTATCTTGCTGTTACAGGAGGTCTGTCTTTTACATTGGAAAGCAAGGGAATCTCAAAAGAAATCATATCTCATTTAAAATTTGTTGCTGGATATGTCGGAGATTTTTCGGGTCGAAACGAAGACGCCAAACAAGACAACTATAGACATTATGGAGCTATTGTAAGATATAGTAATGGTATAGTTACGGCAGATCCATCCAACGGTTATATAGCCGTCATGGGCAGTGCTGGAGGTAGTAGTTCTGGATGGACACGTTTTAATTCTGTTTGCGCTGTGTTTCAATACATATAACAATGTAATCTGTCCAATCAAAAAATTCCACTTTATTTGATTCCTTTAGATTTACATAATTATTTTAGAATATATCACATCGACACTGTTAAAGTCTCCAACTATTTGTATTTTAAACGACGTTGCTTTTATTAAAAATATAGAATGTAACACATTGAATCTTCCAAAGAACCTATATAAAACCTCACCACCAATTACAGTTTCAAACCTTCCACCAGTTAAGATTACTATATATTTTTCACCATTTTCAGCATTAAAATATGGTGTTGAGCTGTTCATAATAAAATTAAGTGATAATTCCTTACCTAAATTACTATTTAATTTATAAAAGAAAGGAGGTATCGCCCATGGCATACCTAAAATTCTTAGATTCCCAAAAAATAATCCAGTGTACCGTAGTTCCAGAATCAGAACACGTAGTAACACTGAAATTCCATGATGCAGTTACCGTAGATAAAAGCGGTTTTGATTTGTTTCTTGACGAAAAAGGAGAACTGGACATTGGCGGTGATTCTTACCACAGCTATAATACTGTATACAGGAATGACGATACAACAGCAGAATATAACGGATATCAGCTTTCTAATGACGGTTTTGTTTATGAGGAACAGCCACAGCCAACACCTGTTGAACCGACACTTGATGAATTGAAAGAGCAGAAGATTGCAGAAATGAACGCTGCACAACAGGAATCAATACAGAATGGCGTAGATGTTACATTATCAGATGGAACAATCGAACATTTTACGTTGACAGATCACGACCAGACAAGCCTTATGGGTTTGCAGACTAAGGTTGCCCAGGGAGAAAAACAAATTCCGTGGCATACTTCAGATGTGAATGAACCATGTAAGTATTATTCAAATACTGATATGGCATTGATTACGGAAACAGCTATGCAGGCGGTGACATTTGCAGTTACGTATTTTAGGGATTTGCGTATCTATATCAATGCAATGGAAGATTCAACATCTGTACAGAACGTTACCTATGGCATGACAATTCCTAAAGAATACCGTTCAGAAGTGCTTGCGGATATCTACGCAAGCAAAGGTATTGCGTAAGGTTATTAAGCCACTTATCCTGTTTGCGATAGGTGGCTTTCTCTACGTAACGATTGAACTGCTGTACCGTGGTCGTAGCCATTGGACAATGTTCCTGTTAGGCGGTCTATGCTTCCTGTATGCAGGATATCAAAACGAGCATACAGACTGGGATTATCCGCTTATTCTGCAATCAATAAAGGTTGCGACAGTAATTACCCTGTTAGAGTTCCTATGCGGTCTTATCGTAAATATATGGTTAGGGTGGAATGTATGGGATTACAGCAATATGACACTTAACCTGTTAGGGCAGATATGCCTACCATTCAGCCTTTTGTGGATAGCCGTAGGAACAATTGCGATTATCCTGGACGATTATTTGCGGTACTGGATATTCGGGGAAGAAAAGCCACGATATCGACTTTTTTAGAGCGTGTTGTCAAAATTTGTCGAACGTATTTTCTTGAATCCTTGCATTTATAGACGTACAATAAACTTGTCCACAGTGATGTGGTGCTTCAAGTTCTGGTCGGGGCGGTATGTTAGTGGCATTTCATGCCGCCCGAATTACCAAACATTGCAAACAGACGTTTGATTTATTTGTTGACATATGCAAACATACATTCTATAATTAGTACAAACATTATAGAGAGGATGATTGCATGAGTGGGTTACATGGTTGCAGAGAGGGCAAGGATATGGCAGGGGATAATGGCAATGATGCAGAATTTTACAAGAGAGAAATAACCGATATTGTAAATCGGATTAATGACACGGATGTACTTAATTATATTCATATTATTGTATCTGACGTTGGAAAAGAGGTAGGGGTAAATGAGCAAAATTGATACAAGCATTGATGGATTTGAATATGTCGGTATTCATTTGACAGAAGAGCAATTTTCCGATTTGCAGACTTTAAACATTTTAATGCAAGAAAAAGACAGGAGAGATATTCCTGTCTTTAACATGATGGTTTTATTAAAAACTCTTGGCTTATTGCCCGAGAATATGGGCAGTAATAATTCCACCGATAATAACACCGATAACACCAATAATTCCAATGATAATTTGTTGGAACGTAAATTTGGTAGAATCTTGGAATAATTTTATTATCTTTTCTAAAGGAGAATTGCGCTTTATGGCTTCTACGCCATAGGGCGTTATTCTTATACCCTCTAAATCATATCTTACAACATATTTTTTCTCTTCTAATTCATTAATCAATGGCATAATTTCTATGCCAGTCACATCTAACTTATCAAATAAATCAGAGTACTTAGTTTCACCGTTTTGGTCTTTAAATTTATTTATAGCTTTTAACAGTTTATATTCATCAATCATTTTCCATACCATCCATTATCATATTAACAGCAGACAATATCTTTTCTCTTTTCTCTTTGGATAATTTAAAATATTTTAGCAAAAAATTATTCATATTCTTATCTGCTCTTATCATTGAAACAAGTTTTGCATTTTCTGGTGAAAAACTTGGATTTTCCTCACCCGTTCTAAGATAATCAGTAGAGACATTCAAATATTCAGCAATAATTCCTAACCTATCATCTCTAATAACACCTTTTTTTAATCCGCTTATATAAGCGTTTCCAAATCCGCAATCTGATTCCAATTTTGCTAAAGCAATACCTCTTTCTTTACATATAGTTTTTACTCTTTCAACAGTGTTCATATTATAATCTCCATATTCTTAGACAAAAGCCTAAATTTTATGTTGACAAATTAGAGAACACTCTATATAATGAAATTAGGATTTAGAGAAAAGCCTAAATCATTTAAGAGAGTTCCCTATAAGTATTCAGCAAATCTTATTTTAGAATATTCTCTAAACAATGTCAATGTTTTTCTCTAATTTCCTTAATAAAAAGGAAAGGAGCATATCTAGTGATTTACCAAAAAGTAATTGAATATTGCCAAAAGAACAATCTTTCTGTTAATGCTTTTGAGAAGATGTGCGGTATTGGCAATGGTACAGTAGGGCGTTGGAAAGACAATAGTTCTACTCCTACACTTTCTACTGTAAAAAAGATAGCAGATTCAACAAAAACTTCTATTAAGAAGTGGATTGAATAGGAAAGGAGAAGAATTGAACGAATTAATTCACATTGGAAATGCTGATATTTCCATAAAAGAATATAAGGGTCAGAGAGTAGTTACATTTAAGGACATTGATGCGGTACATGGTAGACCGGACGGAACAGCGAGAAAGAGATTTTCAGATAACAGAAATCACTTTGTAGAAAATGAAGATTATTTCATTGTAAAGCCACAAGACCTTGAAAACATTAGGATGTCCGAAAAACGGACATCTGGAATCGAAGAGGTAAATAACCGAGGAACAGCACTTATTACGGAACAGGGATATCTCATGTTGGTAAAGTCCTTTACGGATGATTTAGCATGGGAAGTACAGCGGCAACTGGTAAACTCTTACTTCAAAGTAAGAAATACAGTAAATACTGAATTGTCGCCAGAGTTACAGATGCTACAAGGACTGTTAGATCAAATGGTTCAGAAAGAACTTGCTGACAAGGAACGTGATAAACAAATTGCTATCGCACAGGAAACAGCACAGAAAGCAATAGAAACAACTAACAGTATCAAAGAAGCTGTAAAACCTGTTCTCGATAATTGGCGTGATGAAATCAATGTTAAATTTAATCGTATTCAGAAAAGTGCATCTACACCATTTAATCTTTTACGTACAGAAATGTATTGTGAATTGGAACGTAGAGCAGGATGCGATTTGTCTACCAGATTAAGAAACCGTAAACAGCGAATGACCGATAATGGATGCACGAAAACAGAAATTAATAAGTTGAATCGCATGGATGTAATTGAGGAAGATAAGAAATTGCGTGAGATATTTACAAAAATAGTTTCAGAGTATGAAATTGAGTACTGCGCTTAGAGAGAGGTGAAAGATTTGACAATATACGAACTTATGAAGAAATTAATGCAATATCCGGCAGATGCCAAAGCTGATTACAAAATAATAATAGGAACTGATAATGGCTGTGACACACTTTTGTATGAAGAGAAAATAGGCAAAAAGGAAATGCGTATTTTAAAAATCATGGAATCAGAACATGTTGACCGTGATGTGGCAGAACAAATTTTCATTGATGAAATAACAGAGAAGTATGGAACGGACGATATTGGAGAAGCAGAAATTTTATTCGAAACAGATCAAGAATAGGGGGATGAAGCATGAAAGTTTACGACTTAATCAAACAGCTTACTCGATTCCCTGCTGATGCGGAAGTGAGATTTGATGCAAGAATTGAGACAGACGTAAAGGTAAAAGAAATTGTTGAGACAAAAGACAAGGAAAATATCTATGCCGAGGTTGAAGTCGAAGAAGAAGTTCCTATTACCGACATTGACTGGCTGAATAAAGATGTACTGATAAAACTGGAAAAGTGAGGTTTGAGAAATGAAGAATAGAGAGAAGTTCGCAGAACAGATTATTGATATTGCCATTCAAAGAAATAAAATCGCTGTAAATTTAACATCAAGAGAGCCGTGCGCTTGTGGAAAAATAATATGTTCAAAATGCCTTTTCGGTGAAAGCAATAGGGATTGTGACGTTTTGCTAAAAGAATGGGCAGAAAAGGAATATGAAGAGCCGCCTGTTGATTGGAGCAAAGTACCTGTTGATACACCGATTTTGGTAAGAGATCATGAAGCAATGGAATGGATTAAAAGATACTTTGCAAAATACGAAAACGGGAAAATATATGCATGGGGTGATGGAACAACATCATGGAGCCATGATGGCAGAGCAACGTGTGATTGGGAATTTGCTAAGTTAGCAGAAGGGGCAGAATATGATTAAGACAGCAGATTCAAGAGTGGAGTTTATCGGAGAAGATACAGAAATGTGCCTTGACCTTGCGAATATCATCAGAGCACTACGGTTCAGATTTGGCAAACACTTTGATGAAGAAACAGCAGAAATGTTGATTGCACAGGCTGTAGAAGATTCCAAAAGAACAGAATCAGAGGTCATAGAGGACATGAAGCAGTTTCAAAAATCGGCTTCAAAGGGATTTACAAAAGCAATGCTTTTTAAATAGGAAGAAAGGGAAACATATATGGGAAATTTAACGATTGAAGAAGTAGAAAAAATGTGTGATGACTTAGGAATTGGAGTTTTGATTAATGACGGTCATGTAGTCGGATTTGAAGTGGAAGAGGAATAGTCATGGACAACAGGCTTAGGAAAATTGAGAATGCCTTGATTGGAATGGGAATAAAACCGAATACAAATGGTTTTTACTGGGCGGTTGAACTTACAGTTGGGAAAATAATGACACCAATGAAATCCTTGCAAGAACTGTATACCGAAATCGCAGTTGGAAGCAGAACGAGTAAAGGGGCAGTTGAACATGCAGTAAGAAGTGCTGTTGAGAATGCTGATACGCATAGCGAAGCATACAAGAAATATATCGGTACTGAATTTACAACCGTAAAAGGATTTTACCCGATTCTGGCATTCAACATCAGAAGGGAGTTGGAAGATGAACAGGATAACGCTATGCGGCAGGATGAATGAAAAACTTAAATACAGCCACACTGTAGGCAAAATCCGATTCTACAGCTTTCAGATGATTGTAAGACGATTAAGTGGATATGAGGACGTTATTCCATGCATCGCAGAACAGGGGATTTCCAATCAGATTCAAAACGGAATAGTACATAAAATAACAGGTGCTATCCATAGTAGACAGGTGTTTGACGGGAAACGGACACACTTAGAGTTATTTGTCCATGTAGAATCTATATCAATGGTATTTGAAGCAGATGGAAACCATGCAGAAATAACAGGTGTTATTGCTAAAAAACCAGTGTTCAGACAGACCCAAAGTGGAAGATACATAGCAGAGTTGCTAGTTGTATCTTCAAGGAAGAATGGAAAAACGGATTGCATACCGTGTATTGTGTGGTCAGTTAATGCTTTATTTGCAAAGAATTTAGCAACAGGGCAGACAGTTACTATAAAAGGAAGATTCCAGTCAAGGCAGTATGAGAAAGACGGACGAACTAAGACAGTTTACGAATTGTCTGGAAATGAATTGAAGTTAGGAAATATAAGTAACTAAAAACAGAATTAAATGTGAGTCAATGTACTCAAAGATACTCAAAATCCAGAGTATTAGTCGGTAACTTAAAACCACTGAAATCATAGGAAAGATAAGCCAGTACAAGTTGAAATAGTCTTGTTAACTATAGGGTAGAACCTTGATGGTAAAGATTGAGTAATGGTAGAAGTCTACGAAAACCAAGTAGCAAAAAAAATATTAAGAAAGGAAAAGCTATTTAGATGAAAACCTGTATTTAATCAATAAAAAAGAATTTATAGGTATGTACCGATGGCTTAGTCGGGAATTTACGACTGTGGAGTGTACAAGAACTTGTGAGTAGTGTGTCACTTGCGACCACCAAAGCATACACGATGAAGCAGTAACTACAAATTGTGAGATTGTAGCGAATCATCTAGCATATACATTTGTATATGTTTTTAGTAGCAGAGTGAGAACGTGGAAGATTTGATTAAAAGTAAATCCTGCGATACAGTCACTATTTCGCAGGAACGGTATGAGCAGTTAGTCGCTTTAGAGAGCAGAATTGATGCGGCGGTTGACTATATAGTTAATACGGACTTTTGTAGTATAAAGACCGCATTAAGAATCATGGGATTTTATAAAGAAGCAAACAAGCAGGAAGAGAAAGAAAAGAAACTGTATGATTCATCAGAAAGAAAGGAGTTTGACTATGTGTAAGGTAATCAGATTAAAGAAGTTGATTCTTGAAAATTTCATGATGTATGCACATGCAGAATTTGATTTCTCGGAACTGACGAAGATTATGGGGAAGAATGGCAAGGGCAAGTCCAGTATCGTGAATGCCTACACATGGCTACTTTTCAACTGCGACTATGAATTAAATGATAATCCAGTGGTTAGAAGAACAGTTGACGGAAAGAGCGTAGACGATATGGACACAGCAGTCACAGCAGTACTGGATATTGACGGTAAGGAAGTTACGGCTAAGAAAGTGCAAAAGCGTACATATGGTGAAGCAGTAAAAGATGGCATCGTTGTTGAAACCGTAAGCGATACTAATTCATACTACATTAACAGCGTTCCAAAAACATTAAAGGCGTTTAATGAGTACTTTGATGTAAACATGAAGCTGTTTAAAATGTGTAGCAATATCAATGCTTTTATTAACCAGAAACCTACGGAAATGAGAGAATTTTTGTTCCAATTTGTCAGTAAAATATCAGACATTGATTTTGCAAGTAGTAATTCTCAATTACATGAACTTGTTCCTTTGCTTGAAAAATACAAAGCAGATGAAATTCGGGCTATGAATCAGAAAGTAAAAAGTGATTACAACACAAATTCTAAAATTTTGGACGGTCAAATCAAGGAAAAGGAAAGAGATATTCAGATTAAATCTGACATTGACACAGCAGAAATTGTCTTACAAAAAAATGCATTACAGGAACAGCTTGAACAGAACCTTTACAAGCAGAATGGGAATGAAAACTTATTGGCAGAGTATGATAAGGCTACACAGGATATCATGCAGTTGCAAATGAAGCTGTCTGAAATGCAGAATACGGCTAACAGTGAGTTGGAATCTCAAAGGGCAGAACTTAGGGCAACCATGATGAACAAGAGCGTTGAAATCAACAGTCTAAAATACAGTATTAGGCTTGCAGAGAATGAAATTTCCAACAGCAATAAGAAGATTACAGAATTGACAGAGGAAAAGACAAGACTGCGGAATGCATGGAAAACGGTCAATGCAGAGAAATTTGACTCCAATACAGCTATTTGTCCGACTTGTCACAGAGAGTTGCCAGAAGAAGATGTTAAGAATCTCATGGAAACCTTTGAAAAGTCAAAAACTGATAGAATCGGTAAAATTGAGACGGACGGATTTAAGGTTAAAGGAGAGATTGAAAAAGAACAGCAGTTATTAAAAGATAAAGAACAGTTGTTATCTGATTTAAACAAAAATCTGAACACTGTAAATAAAGAATACGCAGAAATGACCACAAGGTTAGAGTTTATCCCACAGTATGTTGATATCCACGACATGGAAGATTATAAGTCTGTACAGGCTGAAATCGCCTATAAGGAAGAATTATTGAAGCAGTCAACGTCACTGTCAGATATCAAGAAATCTTTGAAGATGGAAGAATCTGAAATCAGATCGCATTTAGCAGAGGTTGAAAAGAAAATAGCTTCTACAAATACGGAATCTGATGAAGCAAGACTGGAAGAACTTAGAAATCAGAAAACAGACTTGGAACAGGCGAAAACGGATGCAGAGAAAATACTTGCACTGTTAGACCAGTTAGACAGAGCAAAGAATGAAGCCTTGACAGATTCGGTCAATAGCCACTTCTCATTAGTTAAATGGCAGTTGTTTGACACGGCTAAGAACGGTAATTATAAATCCGTTTGCATACCTACTGTAGAGGGTAAATCTATTCTTACCACCATGAGCAACAAGGGTAACAGGATTTTAGGAAGAGTGGATATCTGCAATTCAATTCAGAAAATGTGTGGAATCAGCACGCCAGTATTCCTTGATGATTCGGAGTCGCTCGACAATGATAACCAGGCAAAGGTTGCTGAAATGGTTGACTCACAACTGATTATGCTGATTGTGAATGAAAATGAGAGGTTAGAGGTGGTTTAAATGGAAAGACTGACAGAAAGCAATCCATCATGGATAGATGATGAATTATGGGAAAGAGCTTGCGAGCCAGACTGTGAAGAAATAGACGCAGTATATCGAAAACTAAAAGATTATGAGGACTTAGAGGAACAGGGCAGATTATTAGTTCTTCCGTGCAAAATTGGAGACAGGCTGTATTGGATTGATGATGAGGACGATGACGGGAACAAAGGACTTTGCATTAAACAGTACAATGAGGACGAAAAAGTACAAGCTATTGGAATTGACAAAGACGGTGACATATTTGTAATGCTTGGAATTGATGAATTTTTTACAGCTCCAGATACAATCGGTTCTCAATATGCACTTCTTACACTGGAAGATGCAAATAAGATGTTAGCAGAAATGAAGAAGAATGAAAGTGAGGAATGAAAATGAGCATTAAGTCTTACAAAGGTTTTAATAAAGACATGACTTGCAAAGGATTCCAATATGAAGAGGGAAAAGAATATGAGACAGAAAAGGCAGAATGTTGCGAAACTGGATTTCACGCTTGCGAATATCCGTTAGACTGCTTTAGTTATTATTCACCGAATGAGAGCGTATTCCACGAAGTTGAACAAGATGGAGAATTAGATAGAGAAGGTAGTGATACCAAGGTTGCTTCAACCAAAATAAAAATAGGAGCAAGTATTAACATTGCAAGAATTGTCAAGGCGTCTATTCAGTATACAACACAAAGAGCGAAGAAAGAAAACAGCAGTGATAAAGACTGCGGTGCTTCATCCGCAACAGGCTACAAAGGTGCTTCATCCGCAACAGGCGACTACGGTGCTTCATCCGCAACAGGCAACTGCGGTGCTTCATCCGCAACAGGCTACAAAGGTGCTTCATCCGCAGAAGATAAAGACAGCGTGGCAGTGGCATGGGGCTATCACGGAAAAGCAAAAGGCGTTATCGGTTCTTTTCTTGTATTAGCTGACTGGGAGGGTGATGAAGATAATTACTGGACTCAAAATCTTTGGACATTAAAAGGTGCGAAAATGGTTCAAGTTGACGGTAAAATCATAAAAGAAAATACATGGTACACAATGGTTAATGGAGAAATTAAGGAAGTAGAAAGTGAGGAATAATTATGGCAGATACAAAGCAGGCATTAGCAGAGAAAAAAGAATTTACAACATCATTAAGCCAGTGGTCGAATGAAATCACAGGACTTATTGCAAGAGATTATGAATCATGTGGGGTAAAATTTGATGATTACGCAAAAAAATGCGCAATGGAAGCTATGACAAGCATTTATACACTTGTTAAGAATGATGATAAGGCAGACATGAGGAGCATTGATACAAGCAACCTTAGACAGATTGTAGAGCAGTGTGCAAGCCTTAAACTGAATGCGAGCGCATATCCGAGAGAGTGCTACTTCCAGTTACGAAGCGTTAAGCAGGGAAATGAGTGGGTAAAGGTCGTTGAAATGGGTATTGAGGGAACAGGCTATGACTCATTACTTTCCAACTATGGAAAAGACGTTGACAAGGTTTATCCGTTCTGGGTCATAAAAGAAGGAGACGAATATATACCACCCAAGCATAAAGGTCTGGAAGTTACGCCCCCGGAATGGGAAGAAAAAGGATTTTCAAGTAAGGCTGTAAGAGTTGTATATCCTGTAAAACTGACAGACGGAACAGTAACATACCTTATGGCAGACAGAGACAGTGTTAAGGTCAACCTTTTAGCACACGTCAAGCAAAACATGATGAATGCCACGTTTGGTATCTGTGAGGATAGATACAAGGCAACTACGAAGCAGAAAGAGGAAATCAAGGCTAAGAAAAATGAAATCTTAGATGCTTTAAGAGCGTGTGTGACAGTGGATGATATGTTGCAGTGTGAAGTAGCCAGACCGTATATCAGCGGTGCATGGCTTGATACACCAGAAAGCATGATTCAGAGGAAGATGTGCAACAATGCAACACGTAAATATCCTAAGAATTATGACCCTATGGCAAGACAAGCGCAGATTGAAATGGATGAAGTTTATCGGTTGGCACAGGAAGATATCGCCGAGAACGCCAACACAGTAGACTTCCAAGAAGAAACAGAAGCAATTGACACAGATGCAACAGAGGTGGAAGAAACACCTAGTTTTATGGGGGAATAGGATATGAGATTAATTTCACAGGACGGAACGATTGATATTCCTTATGATTCTGTTACTTTAGAAGAATCATATGTTGGAATATATGGAGATGGATTAGACAGATGGGAGATCGCAGCATACTTTCAGGAGAGACATAAATGTATAGCACTTTATAGTTCGGAGGAAAAAGCAAAGAAAGCTATGGAAATGCTTAGAGAGACATATATCGGTATGCCTATCGTAATGCAGAATGTTGATGTTTCAGAAGATGTGGCAAGGGAATTTGAAAGATTAAAGAAATGCGATGTTGTGGTGCGAACAGAAGATCAACCGTCAAAAGTAGAATATATTAACAATGTTATTTTTCAGTTTCCAAAAGATGATGAGGTGGAAGTATGACAATGCTAATAGGATGGCTACTTTTGACTTGGTCTATCGCAATCTTCCTTATACTTGTACTTGGATGGGAATTTCCTGCAAAAGAAAAGTTTTTAATGTGCGTAGGTTTCTGCTTGCTTTTATTAGCAATTAGTGTTGGTGCTTTTTTGATTACAGGGGGAAAGTGATATGAAATTTAAATGTATTTCAACTGGAAGTAGCGGTAACTGCTATATACTAACCGATTCTAGCGGTAAATCCCTTATTCTTGACTGTGGTGTGCCGATTATGGATATCAAGAGAGGGCTGGACTGGAATATTAGGGGGATATCGGGAGTGATTATAAGTCACTCCCATGGTTAGGCGACCACAGCAAAAGCGCAGACGTAATAGAGAAAATGGGAATCCCAGTATGGAAACCATATGAAGAAGAAAATCCGAAGATGCAGAAATACGGTAGTTTCACAATCCAGTGTTTCCAGTTGCCACATAACGGAACTACCAATTACGGATTTTACATCAAGGCAGACGGACAGAAGCTATTATACATGACCGACATGGAGTATTGCCCTTACAATTTTAGGAAACAGGCGGTAGATCACATGTTGATTGAGTGCAACTACATAGCGGATATGGTGGACAGGGATATCCCAAATTACGAGCATAAGATTCTAGGTCATTGCGAACTGGAAACTTGCAAAGGGATTGTAGAAACAAATAAGTCAGATGCATTGCAGAACGTCATATTATGCCACACAGCGAAAGAAACTTGCGATAAGGATAGAATTATTGAAGAGATTAAGAAAATCGTTCCTAGTGCAAATGTGAGCGTTGCACAGGGCGGTATGGAATGGGAACTTAGAAATGCGGATGAATGTCCGTTTTAGGAGAAAGTGAGGGATTAAATCAATGAAATTGTATTTTTATACACTGAAAGAACCATATAATGGTAAACTATTTATTCAGTTTGAAGAGCGTGAAGCTGACGAGAAGCCCAAGACTTATTTGCTGCATGTACGCCCTAGAGATTTTTATTGTAGAAAAATAAGTAAAGAATATATTGGTAAACGAATGGAGGACACTGTTATATTGCTTGAAAAAGATGATTTTCTTGCTAGAAGTATTTTCACTGAAACAATTAATAAAAAAATATCTGATGTAGAAAAAAAGGTGAAACAGTTAAGAGAACAGTTAGAAGCAGTAGAGAAAGGAGAAATACAGTGAACAGTGTAGATATATCAGGAAGAATGACAAGAGAACCAGAAGTAAGGTATGCGGCAGATAAACCGTTTGCAAAATTCTGCCTTGCAGTAAACCGAAGATTCAAACAGGACGGACAGCCAAATGCAGATTTTATCAACTGTACAGCATTTGGAAAAATGGCTGAATTTGTCGAGAAGTACGGAAGAAAAGGCGTAAAGTTTGAGGTTCACGGAAGATGGCAGACTGGAAGCTATAAGAACAAAGACGGTAACACCATTTATACAAACGACTGTATGGTTGAATCAATCGAGTTTGCAGAAAGTAAGAGCAGCAGCATTGAACAGGAAAACGGAAGTGCAGTTCCAAGTGGGGATGGGTTTATGAATATACCAGACGGAATAGATGAAGAATTACCATTTAACTAAAAGGGAGCGTGATTTATCTTGCAGAATCCAAGACAGAGATATGCAATAGAATCAAAGAACCGTAAACGGTTACTGGAAGTAAACCCTGGCCTTACGGATGAAAGCGGTATCTATTTTCTGACAAGAACTGATGAAAACGGCTTTCGATACGCTTATATCGGACAGGCAGTACATATTTTGCAAAGACTTGCACAACATCTTGTAGGGTATCAGCATATAGACCTTAGTTTGAAGAAACATAATCTATATTCGATTGAAAATCCTTACGGTTGGAAGATTGGTTTTATGCATTTTCCAGTTAGCCAGTTGGACGAGAAAGAGCAGTATTACATCAAAATGTACGCCGACAATGGTTATCAGCTTAGAAACAAAACTTCTGGTAGCCAGGGAGAGGGAAAAGCCAAGATTAATGAATACAGACCCACTAAGGGTTATCGTGACGGCATTAGACAAGGAAAAATCAATCTTGCAAGGGAATTATCCAGTATTGCAGAAAAGCACCTTAGAATCGAATTGAGAGAAGATAAACAGGGTAATAAGGTGTCACAGAAGCAACTTGATAAATTCATGGAACTTATAAATGCGGATTTGTATAAGGACGGTGAGTAAATGAAGAATTGTTTTGACATGGTTTATGACCATTATTGCAGAATATTCAGAGAAACACAAGTAAACAGGGGAACATCACCAAGGCAGTACGGCATGATGCTTGCTTATGACAGGAAAGGCAAGAAAAAGAAAGTCGGCAAGTATGGAAGATAGATATCTGTATAAGGGAAAAAATCCGAAGCGATGTTAAGAGAATTGATAAGCAGAAAGGAGCAGAAATGGAGAGATTAACAATACGTTCAAAAAACAGTGATATGGTTTGGTTTAAGGATGCAGAGAATGGTAATGCACACCTTGAACCATGTGAAATGACTGCACATCATGACAGAATGGCACTTGATAAGCTTGCCACTTACGAGGACTTAGAGGAACAAGGCAGACTTATCAAGTTTCCTTGTAAGGTGGGAGATAAAGTTTATTGTATTTTCAACAGATACACTAAATGCACATTTAGCAATAAGGAATTTGACGAATATAGTTGCCGAGGGTGCGAGTATGAGTGTGACAGCGAAAAAGAAAATTATGTACAAGATATGAGAGCATATAGCCTTGATTGGATTGTAACAAATTTGAAGAATTTTGGTAAAACCGTATTTCTCACAAAATCCGAAGCCGAAGCAAAACTGAAAGAATTGAGGTATGACAATGATTGATTGTAATATTTGCAAGTATAAAGAAGATTATGGTTATTGTATAGATTGCAAACATGGAGAGTTGTTCGAGAGAAAAAATGTGTCAGAACCTAAAAAAACATCATTTGGTAGTAACGGAAGAGAATATTGCGGACATTGTGGTTATTTGTGTGAATATGCCAGAGGATATAAAAAGTTTTATTGTATTAGGTGCGGCGGACTTAATTTAAGAAGTTGAAAGAATTGAGAGGTGGAGAAAATGACAGATAAACAGAAATATGCTATTAAATTAGCCATAAATACTATGGATAAGCATTTTGGCAGACATTACAACACAGCTTATTGCAATCGTGAAACAGGCATAAGAGTTGAATATGGTGAAGCAATAAATATTTTATCGGATATGCTTTCAAATGATGATAACCACACTTGTAACTGCCAGCACAACAGCGATTTAAGAGATAATGAGCCTTGTCGCAGATGTGATAGCAAGCAGACAAATGCCGACAGGATAAGGAACATGTCGGATGAAGAGTTGCTTGATTTTATATGTTCAATAGAAACTTATGAAGAGGGTAGCGTTAAGACTATTAGGAACGGCATTGCAATGTGTTCGGTAACAGAAATAGAGAAATGGCTTCAATCAGAAGCAGAATAGGAGAAAATATGAAATACATAAGCAATGCAAAATATGGAGAGCCAGTTGAAACAGGAACTATCTACAGAGGTGACAACAAAAGATTATATATATGTGTTCACACACTATGCGGTTGCGGGGAAACATTATACATGAATTGTCAAACACTAGGTATTGTGGATAGAAAATTAAACAGTACATCTGTAATAGCTGCGATAAATGAAGCGCAATCATTAGTGAAGCGTGAGTTTGATTTACTTAGCAATGAACTTAATACCATATTGAATAGCAAGATAGAAATATCAAGGTATTAGAGTAGGAGAGAATATGGAAGATAGATATCTGTATAAAGCTAAGACAACTCCAAAAGAAAAAGGAGAATTTAACAATGTTTGGGTTACTGGAAATCTTATTGTTTCCAATGGAAAGTATTACATACATCCTGTGGGCAATGTTGTAAATGTTAAGAATGAGCTTGGAAGAATAATTGTGATGCACGAAGTAATTCCAGATACAATCTGCCAATGCACAGGCTTAAAAGACAAGAACGGCAATCTGATTTGGGAGAATGATGTTATTCATAAACAATTCTATACAGATCATGACGCTTATGCTAATTCAGAAGCATATACTGGGCGTATTCAGTATGAATATGGCGGTTGGTCTGTAGAAATTACAAAGTCTGATGGAAGTGTATGTGTATCACCTATTATTGAGATGATTGCTTATTCAAAAGATATAGAACATTTTGAGGTTATCGGCAACATATTTGACAATCCCGATCTTTTGAAATAATTAAGACAAAGAACTTGAAGTAAGGAAGTGATTAGTACGGCAGAACGAAGAATGTTCACGAAGAAGATAACAGAAAGTGATGCGTTTCTGGAAATGCCAAGTAGTACACAAATGTTATACTTTCACTTTTGCATGAATGCGGATGATGACGGATTTGTGAACAATCCGAAGAAGATTCAACGGATGTGCGGTGCTTCTGATGATGATTTTAGGCTTTTGATTGCCAAGTCATTTGTGCTGACATTCGACAGCGGAATCATCGTGATAAAGCACTGGAAGATGCATAATTACATACAATCTGACCGATACGTGCCGACTGATTACGTTGAGGAAAAATCCATGTTGGGGTTGAAAAAGAATAAGTCATACACGTTTGATGAATCTAAAATGGTTACAAGGTGCATACAGGATTCCAAGACGAAAGAGAAAAAGACTGCTTATAGTAGGAACAGCTTTAATTGTAAAGAACAGAACAATTACGATTATGGCAAGATAGAGAAAGGCTTGGGAATAACATGAATCTGATAAATTTTACGGATGAAGAAGAAAAAAGATAAAGGGAGGTAGAAGTTAATGAGCAGAATTAAAGGCTATACAGCAGAAGAAGTCGCACGAAATGCAAAGCAAAAACTTATTAGCGATTATGAATTTTGCAAGTGTAATTTATCTAAAATCAGACAGCGTGAAAAAGAAATTGCAGATATAAGACTTGATTACAATTCAAAGATAGTAAAGTACAGGATAGAAAGCGTAAACAGAGTTCTTGACTTCATATTAAGTGAATATAGGGCAGGTAGAATTTGCGACCTTGAAACGCTATTGTGTCACTGTCAAAACAAGCTGAATGGCAATATTGACGGAATAGAATTGGACCTTGACGAGCATTTAAGAGTAGTTTCCTTTAAGAAAGCGGGTGAGAACAATGAGCAATAAGTTGCACAAAATACCACATTTTAACACTTATGATGATATAAGAGCTGAAATGCAAAAAGATTTACAGTACAGGATTGAAAATAGAACAGATAAAACATCTCTTGGCAGACCTTTATATTATCGAATAAATGTACAGTTGATATTGACACAGGAATGTCCTTATAACTGCCCGTTCTGCTTAGAGAGAAAAAAACCTATGCAGGGTGACAATGATTTTAAGGCACAGATTGAGTCATTAAAAAAGATACTGTCGGAACATCCCAATGCGAGACTTACAATTACAGGTGGTGAGCCAGGGCTATATCCTAACCACGTTTCACAGCTTGTTGATACATACAAAAAGCACAGCAATAATGTGTTTTGTTCAATCAATACAGCAGGATATTCAGAAGAACTTAACGGTTTAGCACATATCAACTTATCATATAACGATTATGTGCATAAAAATCCTAGCATTTTCCCTAATTGCACAGTTCAGACAGTAGTTGAAAATCCAACAATTGA